GTCCCGTAGGGCCTGTGTCTCTGGGACCTGTTGCGCCAGTAGGACCTTGTGGACCGGTGGGCCCTGTAATGCTGGTTCCTGCTGGTCCGGTAGGGCCTGTAGGCCCGGTATCGCTTGGACCAGTGGGTCCTGTTGGCCCTGTGTCTCTGGGCCCTGTCGGACCTGTCGGTCCTTGTGAACCTTGAGGACCAGTGGGGCCGGTCGGCCCGGTTGATCCGCTGCCAGATGGTCCCGTCGCACCAGTAGGCCCCTGAGGACCTGTGGGCCCAGTAGACCCACTGCCAGAAGGTCCCGTCGCACCAGTGGGTCCTTGTGGACCTGTAGGGCCCGTGGGTCCACTTCCTGTCGGACCAGTGGGGCCTGTGGGTCCTATCGGGCCGCCCGAAGGCCCCGTAGGACCTGTGGGACCTGTGGCACCGACAGACCCTTGCACGCCTTGCGTGCCTTGAAGTCCTTGTGGGCCCTGTGGGCCCTGTGGGCCGGTCGGCCCAGTAGACCCCAGAGAGTTTGACAGAGAAGACGCGCCGAGCACGGACCACGAAGAGCCGTTCCACGAGAAAGTCGCAGACTCGTAAGCGACAGTCATCGTTTTCGACGATGCACCGTCGATGCTCTTTCCTCCTCCCGAGACGACGATGTTGTAAGTGGCCGCCGTGCCGGACGCGTCCTTCACTTGACACAGCTGACCGCTTCGAGGTGATCCTGGGAGGACTATCGTCACAGGGCCGTTTCCGCCCGACGTCTTGACGACGAAGACAGTCGCGTCGTCGTCGTAGTTTATCGTCTGTCCTCCCTTTGCCGTCACTGTCGTGACGCTCTGAGACATCTTTCCAGTGACCTGGAGCTCTGCAGGTTTTCCGGGATATCCTACTTGCAGTCCGGACGTGGAGACCGTCTTCGAGATGGCACCGTTGTCAGTCACTACGACGAAGATGTCTGTCGAATTTTTCGCAGTCATGTCAGGTCACCGTGATTCCTCCCGTTCCGATCGATACTCCGACGGTCGTCACGTTCGCTATGGACTGAAGGTCCGACTCTTTGCGAAGCTTTGCGACTCCGTCGAAGTAAGGAAGCGACGATGTCACTTCTGACGAGAGGTTCTGCGACACAGTGAGCTCCGGTTTCACTTTCTCGTTGTAGATGTATCCGATTCCTCGTGCGTCCTTCGAGTACCTCTGCCTCACGAAGTTGACTTCTACGGGTGAAGGACCCGTGCTAATGGCGCCACCTGTCTTGGATATTGTCGCGCCCGCATGCTTCGTGTAATTGTCGAAGACGATGGCATCGTTGTCCAAGGGAGATGAATCCACCGACACGAACTTCGTGTACTGACGCTGTTCCAGCATGTCCCTAAGCTGACCATACCTGCCGCGGCGAAAGACCGTCTTCGTGTGCATCGGAAGACCGCTGTAGAGGCCGTATTTCCAGCCACGTATCTCTGGACCCACACCGAAGTGGTAACCTCTGTAGAGTTCTCTTGTGACGTCGCTCTGTGGGCTTGGGTATCCAAGCGAAGAGGTGACCAGAGGATTTGCTCTGTAATCCAGCACCGTAGTCTTGAAACGCGGATAGTTGTTGCAACCCAGTTTTTGTGCTCCCTCATCGGGCAGGAATGCGTCTTCCTTGTACTGTATCAGCTGAATGTTGTCTACAGCAGCGATCTGTGGATCGAAACGTGCCGCTCCTTGTGGGATGTACGCGAACACGAGACGATATGCGCCTGGGTCGAGAGGATAAGGCCAGTCTGCTTGATACTGTTTCGTGTATTGATTGTCACCTATGCCGTCCACTCGGGTAGTATAGGTCTTCATGACGTCGTATCCCGTACCGGGCGTGACCTTGATGTTTCCTGTCAATATCTCTAGCGTCGCGATGGGCGTTATGCCGAGAGGATCTAGATCGTGCGAGGCAATCGCAGGAATTCCTGAGAAATAGACCCACAAGATGCTGAATACGCTGATTGGGTCGCCGGCACTCACTATTCCTCTGTCGTATTTGAGATCCCATGGATAGGAGGAAGTAACATCGAGTATCGCGAGAGACGGATAACCGTCGCTCAAGCCTCCATCGAATCCGGTAGCTGTATCGGACATCAGCACGATGTCGTTATTTAGAACGGTTCCGAAGTTATACCTCCAGAAAAGACCCTTGACGGGCGTTCCTGTTGTAGGAACGCCCAAGAAAGACGCTGACACGTAGTTGTATTCTATGGATCCGCTTCCAAATACGTTTGTCGTATCGACATATCTGTTGTTTGGTGGGTAGCCGCTCGAACGAACCGTTGACCAGCCACTTGCAGCTTTCGTGGGAGAGTGCGACCAATCGAATTTGTGAAAAGATCCTGTCGAAGTCACACCACTCGTACCTAGGCTGTGCGCAAATGTCCTCGTCGCAGTTCCTATCTCGAATCTTTCATTGTATGTGTACGTCTTGTTTCCCGACAGGAACTGTTGGGATCCATACGTCATGCTGTTGACGTCTCCGAAACCGAAGAGGAACTTGACTGTCTCGTCGAGAGACATGGTTCCTGTGACATAGTCTGCGTAGCCAGTCTTAGAATTCAGCTTTACGTCAGCCGGTATCGTGTATGCGAATCCGTACTTGTCGTCGAATCGAGGATCTGTGAACTCTGAGGGTACTTGGACGGAGGAACTCACGACGGTGTAGTACGACCTGAACGAGTTTCGAGGTGTAATTCCTCCCATAGGGTCTCTTGCGCCAAGAGCTACATGTGAATTGACGTCTCTAGGATGGTGTGTCTTTCCTGGTAGGAGAGGCACTAGGCCTTCGACTCTGACGGGGGTCGTCGACTGGGTCAAATTGCTGATCACAGGGCCCGATTGGGTCGCCTTCAGTGTCGTCGAGTTAAACCCCAGTGCATCAGTCGTCTTGATTGTCCTGTTCAGCGGTGAGTATTTCGTCTCGTAGGGATACGACCACGTCCATTCGTTGTTCACGAGGGGGTCGTTACTGAATCCATCAGAAGACCTGTTAGACTCGTATGTGTTGAAGAACATGTATCCCACGGTCTTGTTCGTGAAGCTGTTGTATGGGCTCAGCCACCTGTCGGGGACGTTCGAAGTCGTCCATACCTGTGCATCATTCACCTTGAAGCACGTGGGAAGATCGGGGAGGCAAGAGTCGTAGTATCTCTCGCTCTGGTCGTAACACTGCAGGATCCTGTAGGCCGTCCTCGATGCTCTCTCGTGTCCTGGGACTAGTCGATACGAGAGACTGGGATTTTGTGCGACAGCCGCTGTTCCGAAAGCCGATTCTAGAATTGACTCGGTCCCAGAGTAGTACTTGCTGAACGCTCTTCCTCGTGGAACAGACGCCACTGATAGTCTAGATTGAACTTTGTTTCCGACGTACGACGTGGACACCGAGACGATCGATCCAGTGACATAGTCATCTTGTGACGATCCGTAGAACGAAGCCTCGTAGAACGTGTCGAATTGATCGAGTACTGGTTCGTCTCCTATGACGTCTTTTATGGAATCCGTGAATATCTTTCCGTCGAAGTGGGTCATGGAACGTATTCCTTGTTTTCTCTCACGTAAGAACCGTAAAGTGTGATGTTGATGGATCCTGTGTTGAGTTGTACGTCATGACCGTCGTACTGAGCACCCAGGGGAGAATGTCCATTGGTGAGGTAAGATCCCGTAAAGGGATAATGTGCTGTGAGTATGCCTCTTCCGATTGCAGCGTTCTCTGCGCTCTTGAACTTGAATGAAGCTCCCGATACAGCAGGCCGGGTCTTCGATATCGCCAAGACAAGTTCTTCTCCCGGACTTATCAAGTAGGGTGAGTCTTTCTGACCTGTGACACTGATCCTCGAAGTCCTCCAAGAGTCAGCTTTGATGCTATACGATGAGTAGAATGCGTCGGCAAGTCTATTGAACTTGTCGATCACGTAAGCTCTCGACTCGGCTTCGGCGACAGTTCCAGAGTTCTGTATGTAGAAGATTTTGTTCTGCTTGTCTGTAACTTCGCTACTTTTTCCCGTGACGTATTCTCCACCAAAGATGGACCCGCCGCTCGGAGCGAATCCCGTCATTGCTCTTCCAAACGAGTCGACAGAGACAGGCAAACTGTAGAGTTTACTTGATACTCCCGCAGGATCATCTAGCTTTGCTGGGTAGGTAAAGAGCTTTTCATGGAAAGACTTGTAATTTGAAAGTGTAGGAGGAGTATAGTCGTTCCATTGCCCAATTTTGGTGTATAGCATTTCCACACCATTAGACACGGCACATGTCATCTTTGCGCTCACGGAACCAGTGAATTGCCACGAGCCGGGTGAAACTGCTATAGGATCGACTACAGCAGATGAAGAGCCTAGACCTACTGGTGTTATGAGAATGGCGTTCCAGTTTACGTCAGGAGATGACGACGTGGTCATCTTTCTGACATCTATTGTTTTTACTGTATCTGCACGGTGTGTAATCGTCCCAGATGTTACAAGATCCAAGACGGCGCCTCTACCATACTTCTTTTTGCAAAATAGAGATACTGTGAGTGCAGGTCCTCCACAGTCCCAGTAGTTGTTGACTAGAAGGTCTGGTATCGGCCCTGAGTAATCACAGTCTCTATAGAAGCCATTCACTGATGCTGTTCTATCTGAGAACCACGAGCTTCCGAAGCAGAACGGTATTTGTACGACTACTTTCTCTATGAGGAAAGGTTGATCTATCTTCAAGTCGAAAACTTCGTCTTCTGTTGGACTGAACTTCGACGAGATCTGTGCGGAGCCTGCGTATTCGCCCGTCATCAAGTCTCCGAACTTTTCAAAGACTGCATTGTCCTCTACAGCAATGTTATCGTAGGCTATCGAGAAATACTCCAGACCATTGAGCGATGAGTTGACGTGTGAATACGTGTAAGGACTCAAGAAGCAGGGATCTGATGTTCCTGCTGCAACTGACCTTCCGTATGCGTCGAACCCCACTGAGTCTTCTGTGAATCCTGACCCTAGATTCGGTCTTTCTGTGCTAGGTGCAGGGAAAGAAAAGTGTGAAGAATCGAAAGCACCTGAGAAGCTGTCGATTTTCGACTTGATGATGTTGTGAGGTAGTGTCCACTGGCGGGCTGACTTGTCGTAATAGTACATGCTGCTCGTGTTTGCGAGCATGGCGACTTTCTTATCGACAGAGAAAGTGACCTTGATCTGCTTCTTGTTCGACAGGGACTTGACGAACGTGCCGCCGTCGCCTATCGTGAGAGAAGAACCCGTAGCATAGAAGGGGTCTGATGACGTCTGTTCGAACAGAGAGACTTCGCTGAAGGGCTTCATTGACGTGTCCTCCGTTTGACGTCGAGTACGCTGTCTGTGAGGACCGATTCGTAGAGGCCCGGAGTGAAAGTTCTACTCACCTGAATGCTTCCTGACTGATAGAGTTCCGATGCTGCCGCTGGTTGTTCGAGGTTGTTGACCGTTACATAGGCTGCAGGCAACATTGTGGGATATTCTACCAACTGTGTCGTGAACGGTATCGAATTCTCATCGTCGAATTCCGGAGAGTCGTCTCTCACGAAGGGACGAGAGTCCCTGATTCCCAGAGCTGAACGATTTTGACGTCGCCTGTTAGTGGGAGGAGAGAATCGAAAGATGGCGCCGAAAGATGTAAGACCAGGCCAGTCGTTCTCGGCCGTGAGAGTCGATGTGTACTTTGATGCGCTGTCCGTCTGATGGGCAGGTGGTCCATCTGTGAAGTGTCCGTTGTATATCGCCCCGCCGAGAGAATATCTCGTTCTGTTGTTGATCAGAGTTGTTGAAGAATCATTCTTCAGCTCAAATCCGAAGTCCCTGTATCTTGGGCTACCTGAAGTACCACCGTATGCGAATATACCGATCGTGGCCCCTGTTTTCCCTGGTTGATCGGGCGTGATTATCGACTTAGGACCGTATCGAAATTCTATCATGCCGTTCTCTCTCAAGACGAGATCGAAAGTCAAGACATTTGCTGCGGTGTTGTAATTGCTGAACACCTTCCAGCGCACGAGCAAGTACTTGCCGAACTCGTCTGAAGACCTATGAAACTTCACACCTCCGCAAGTAGGATCGATTCCATTGGGGTAAGGATATCGTCCCTCTTTGATCGCATTCACGTAATAGGCTGTCGGAGTGAGTCCGAGTTTATACTGTAGGTATCCTGGTACGTTTGCGTTGTCGACGTCACTGAAAATCGTCCGAAGGTCGTCGAACCACGGGCAGAGGAGGACATGAGAATAAGAGAATTGATCGCTTATGGTTCCGTTCCTGTATTCGAGCGACATTGCGTCTGAATAGTAGAAGGTATCCTGAGGTCTATCAGGAGAAATCAGTGCAGCCCATCCGTTTGTATCGACCCCGAGATGGGAATACGTCACGCCGTCGAAACTGAATCCGAAGCCTATCTCGACGGACGTGTTGGCGTCGTCCGCGTATTGAGTCCCTGCGCCCGAGCCGTCTCCTACGTACTGCATCGTCGCATTGGGGACGGGAAACAGACCTACTTTGTCGGAGACTTCATACGACAGGACATAGTCCTCGAATCGCCTCTCGGGTTGTGCTCTCTTGCTCTTGGGTGAAGACGACATCAGTAAAGCATGCCTCCGAACGCTATTGAGTCCGTTCCTAGGTAGTTGTTCTCATCATACACAAAACCTGACGTCGCCGATCTCTGTTTCCTGTTGACGTACGTCTCGCCCGCCAGAGTCGTGTGACTCAACGCAGACAACATCGATGCGTCGTAAGAAGAGCTAGGTATGACTCCTCGAGGATACACGATGTCGTCATAGGGACGGACCTTGTTTGTGTCCATGCTGAGGTATCCGATGGGTTGACCCACGCGGACAGAACCTCCGTCGACACCTGTGCTTATTGCAGCTGAATCTACTGCGTCGAGGAAGGGAGCATTGCACTGCACGTCTGGTGTATGGTAGTCTACCGTCACGATCGAGTCGGTCGCGAAAGTTGAGTTCGTATTTCCTCCCTCGAAGAATCCCTTCACCGAGTGCGGTTCGAAGGGAAAGTTGAGCGAGAAATTGGACACGACGGGTCGAATGGGAAAGGGCTCTATAATCCCGTTGAGGACGTAGTTTTCGACGAGGTTGTAGTCCGCTGTGATGATGGGATAAGTGAATTTCTCTGGGTCGCCGCCGGTGAAGACGTACTTGACAGGATCGAAGACGTCGACCTCGACAAACCTGTCCTTCGATATGATGCTGTTGGCCGAGTAGCCGTACTCCGTCGAGACGTAGAGGTGGCCGGGCGTACCTGCAGTTATCTTCGCAGTTCCTGCCGTCCAGTGCTTGTCTTGCGTTATCTCTATGCCGTTTCTGTATCCATCGATGCTCGATGATGCATAGTAGTCGATGGCGATCGACAGTATCTTTCTCTCTGCACCGCTCGGATCCGTGATCGTGGATCCCGTAGGATAGATGTCTGAGTTGTAGACTACGTCGTCTTTTTGGACTGCCTTCCGAGAAAAGAGGCCTGATACTGCGTTGGATCCCGAGATCCTCGACGCCGTGGTGGTCTCTACGAACCACTGTATGTTCTTGCTCTTGATCTGTTCTCTAGTGTCGAAGAAGTTTCCTGAGTCGTCGATGTGGAGATAGATGACTCGAGAACCTCCTGTCTGAGAAGTAGGATTGAAGAGTGATGTTCCGTTGTCTCCGGTTATTCCGTTCGTCGGATTCAGGACGGCTGCTGTATTGCTAGCTTCTATGAGAGCCATGTCAGTACTTCCTCAGCTTTCCTGTGATCTGTTGAACGAGAAGACTGTCTTCGATCACCTGCTTCTTGCCCTGGTAGTTTGCGCTGTGTCGATAGATGTTCTTGTGTCTCTCGAGCATGTGTGACTCGACTACGTAGTTGGTGCCCTTGTATTGTGTCTTGCTAGGTATGAGCTGCTCGATGAATGTCGATATCGATATGTCGAACCAGCGATAGAACTCGAGGAACTTCCTGAAATCGGGCTTTCCTGACAACCTATTGAAGTACACGTCTCGAAGTCGCTCGAGATCGGGATAGTCGGGAGAGAACATCAGCTCGGGTCTACCGATGTACTCGTTCATCTTGTCGAGGCTCGAGAACATCGAGACGATGTCCTTGTCGAGAGAATCGACCATGGAGAACTCGATCGAGAGGCGAAGGTCGTCCTGTGGCTCCTCCTGCATGAGGATGTTGTCGCTGAGGTAGGTGGGTGCAGGAACCGCCCACGGGTTCTCCATGAGGAGGTGCATGTCCTGGAAGCTTCTCAGTCTTATCTTGTCGTCTATCGCGGCCTCGTCGAACATCGGAGAGATGTAGGAGTAGTGGAAGATGTCGCCCACCATGACCTTGGAACCTGTCACGAAACCACTGCCGACCGTGTCAGAAGTATTCTGACTAAAGTCCACGAAGTTCAGGACACCTGAGTTATCCGCATTTCTCTCAGGCTGCTTCTGCAGCGTGTCGAGACGAATTTTCTGGAACGACCCAGAGACGTTCTTCACGTAGTTGTAGTTGACGAGAGGATCGTCCACGCCGAACGACTTGGGGTTCCTCGCGTGTTCCTTCCACTCGTCGACGTTCATGCCCTTCGACCAGAAACGCAAGTTTGACGCCCAACCCACGTATTCCACAGTCCGGGCCACGTCGTCGACGTGGAGAGTGTCGTTCAAGAACTTGTAACTTACACCCTCGTCGATAGACTGATTCGTGCCGATGCTGATGTAGCTTCCAGACGCGTTGTTCGCCGCCGACACGGAGCGGAAGACGTTTCCTTCACCACTTGGTTGTTCATAGAAGAAAGAAGACGTGATGTACGATTCGGCGAGGTCTCCTGAGTCTAGTCTCGCTGCTCTCAAGTAATAAGACGAAGACACCGTGGATCCGATCTCGTCGTTTCTCAGACAACCGAGAGAGATGTTCCACTTGTCGCCGTTGAAAATGCCCTCTCCTAGGAGGTCCATCGACATCTCGAGGAGAGGCGATGCGGTCGATGCACCGGGTCTGACGTATGCAGTGAGTTTCGCTGTTCTTCTCGGGACGTCGATGTTCTTCGTGGCGATGACGTTGACGACGAGACCTGGGTCCAATCCCATGGCGCTTCCCGTGACGTACATTCGGAAGAGCGACTGGTTCTTGTCGACGTCCTTGATCCTCTCGATGTTCTGAGGCGGTATCTTGAACACACCCTCCACGTTCCAAGATCCCGACGTGAGGAGACCGTCTGATGCGAAGTTGGTCCCCGTCCTCTTCTTCGTCGAGTCATAAACGAAAGATCCTTTCGGAAGAGGATAACCGGGTTCTACGCGAGATGCCGAGAGGGGAGGCGTGACCACCAAAGCTGTATTGACGAAGTCGACCATCGCTCCGCTCTCAAGACGTCTCTCGCGGGAAGTCGTCAGCTGCTTCTGCGTGGGTCCTCCGTATTCCCTGATTCTCAAGGAGTTCTCTGGGTCTATGCCCACAGACCTGAGGAAGGACTTGATGCTGTGCTGCGTTCCCTTGGAACGGATCACGTCGGGCATGTTCACCAAGATGCGACGCATGATGATGGCTTGGATCTTCTTCAGGGGAGTCTCTATGTCCGTCAGGCCTGCGATGTTCTGGCCCTCTGCGAACTGCTCCAGGGTGGAGTGATTGAAGAACTTCGGCATGTAGAAGCCGTATTGACGAACCATGTCTTCGAGGAAATTGTCAGGTATCGTGTCCTCTGTGTCGTAGCCCACCGTCCTCATCGTCACGAACGAGTCGATGAAGATCTTGATCTCATCAAAGAACTTCGCCCAGATGTAGAGGAAGGAAAGGATGATCTGAACCGAGCCGCGTTCTCCTTGCCCAGGTATTCCGCTTCCTCCGTATGCCTTGCCGCCGTCGCCCGCTGGTTCCGCGAATCCGTCTTGCGAAGCTCCCTCGAGGAGATAGTGCTTGGGGACAAGCTTGAGGATGTTGTTGGGATTGTTCCTGTCGTATTCACGTGCTGCTGCGAGGAGCGAAGCATTGAGATCGAGTATTCCCTGGTATGCGGGAAACAGCACCTTCTGGAACTCCTTCTTCTCGTGGGGCATCACATTGAGGACCGACCCTGCAAGGTTCTGTCGGAGTCCGAAGTCGAAGTTCATCACGTTCGAGTGGAGAGAGTTTCCTGAGCTGTCGAGGACGATGGAGTCGATTCCCGTGTTTGCATTGAGAGACAACGATCCTGAGGGCTCGTTGAACCTGTAGTACAGTTTCAGTTCGGGAGAAGCGTAGATGCCTCGGACGATGTTCAGCTTTTGCTGGTTTGGTTGTCGAACTGAGTGGAATATCCTGAATTCGTCTATCGAACCGCTGAAGGTCTGCGTCGGCGTGACCAGCGTCGACTCCGAGTAGAACGAGCTTCCTGACCCGATGACGAGGTTCGATGTGTCTACGTCGAGCTTCCTGAAGTTGACACTGTTCTTGCTCTCTTCCACGAGTGCCTCGTTGAGACAGAACTGCAGGGTGTGTTCCCTCATCTCCTTGTTGAGTACCACGGCGACGTGGTTGTAGGTGCCCTTGTTGAGACTGCTCTCGACCTTGTTCCTGTACGACCCGGAGGCGACGCTGAAGACAGCTTGAACTGTCGACGTCGACGTGGTAGGTTTCAGATGAAACGAGAAGCCTGCAGTCTCCGACGACGTCTTCTGGAATATCACCTGCGTGTCGTTCGGGATGTCGGGGACATAGACGAGTGCCTCGATAGTGAGAGATACGTCGTCGCCAGGATTCATGACGACCTCGCCTCTGTTGTTCTTCGCGAGGTCGGGAAACAGGGTACCTGACTTGTCCTTCACTGAGATCCAAGTTCCCAGAGCTTCATCGAATCCATGGAGTGGGTCTTCACCGACCTGTGTGCCTGAGAAAAGCAGCGCTCCCTGCCACGTGGGAAACTGGTCGAAGACGTACTTCTCGAATCCCGTGAGACCGTCCAGGAACTCTTCGACTTCTTTCTTCGATCCGTCGAAGGGATAGCTGTTGATGATCTTGTTGAATGCTTCGTTGACCTTGACTTCCGCCGACGAGAAGAAGCAGTGGTGCTCGAACTTGGACCAGTCGACGTTGAGCTGCTGCGTGCTCTTCAGCGGGAAGTCTAGCGCGTCGTACTTGAAAGATCCTGTCGACCCGTGTGATGAATCTGCGAGATCGAAATCGGAGTACGTGGCCTGTACAGGCTTGAAGTCCGTGGCGAGCGCCTTGACGAACGAGGGGACGTAGGGAGAGTTTGATCGAGTCGTCATTTGTCTCGTCTCACTGCTGAGGATTCACGTTTTCGACTCTGAACACGGGAGAGATGTTGGTGTATTTGGTCTTCGTTCCGTCGTGCGATATCATGATGTCCACCACGTACGTCCTTCCTGTCGTGAGACCCGATACATCCATCTTGAAGAACATTCCCTCGGAGTCACTTGACACCTTCGTCGAGTTCTTCACGTCGTCGAACGGCACGACCACCTCATTCGTCACGGTGTCTCTCACCTGATAATACACACTCTTCACCACCACGCCGGGGAGTTCGACTGGGACTCTCGTGACTTTCACGAGAGGCGATGTCTGGTCGAAGACGTTCACCCTCGCCGTCAATTCGTCTCCCTTCGCGTATGAGTCTCTCAGACCCACCACACTCACGACGAACTTCTTGAGTCGCCTCGAAGGCGTCCTGTCCGGCGGTGTGACCGTCAGGACGCTTCCCGTCACGTATGCGACGGTGCCGTCAAGGGACGTCCACACGGGTGTGAACTTCAGAGAAGACGAAACGGCGAGCTTCTCGGCGATGTAAGCGTCAGACGAGGGTATCGTCACCGTGGAGAAGTAAGTTCCCGTGACTGGGCATGAGCCATTCCTGTCGGATCCGAGAGAGTACTGAGATCCATCGAAGAACAGGTCGTACGTTCCTCCCGAGACGACCGTCGTGAGCTTCAAGACGAGGCAGTCGCTCCCTGTAATGGGAGTGAAGCTGCTGCCCGACACGATGTTCGTCAGACCTCCGCCTGCGTAGTTGTAGAGCACAACGTCACAGGGCGTGTCGAGAGTCAAGTTCTGAGAGTCGTCCGTTATCGAGTCGTCGAATCCCACGATCAACTTCGGATGCTTTGACTCATCATAGGAGTGTCGACTCCCGAATCTTTTGACGAAATAAGTCCTTTGGTTTACCTCGATGGAATTTTGGAAAGATATTCTGAGACCACTGTCGGGGAGCTCTCCTGTCAACGTGGCAGACACTATCTTCGTCACGTCCACCACGAGGTCCTCCTCGCCCGTCTTGAAGTACTGCGTCACTTCGGTGGTCGGTATGCTGTGCGAACTCGTGATGTAGTCGCCGATTCCTGTGGCGAAACACGGAGCAGCGCATCCTGTCATGATCCACGGCGTCCCATAAGACGACGACATCCAGCTCGCCCAGTCGTAGTCGGAGTAGTAAGACGTGTCCCTGCCAAGACCCTCTTCGAAAGATGCAGACAGAGGAAACACGCTGACGGTGAAGAGAGACGGCGTAGGCTGCCCACCATAGACGTCACTCAGCTTGAGCTTGCACCAGAAGCTGGAGTCGTCGATCGCGACCTTGCCTTCCGAGACGAGACTCTTCAGATCCGTGAGGTCGAAGTGGACGAGTATCCGAGACAGCTCCGTGTTGGGAGAAGTCCCGCTCATCGACATTCCGTATAGCTTGAAGAGGTCGAGTGATCCTGCGGCCCCGACGTTGCTTCCCGTCATTCGGGAGTGAAGCACTACTTTGTCAGTGATGTATGTGTCTTTGACGGCACCCAAGGTCTTAAGCATTTGACACCGCTTTCCCGACGATATTTATGTCTGGGTACTTGATTTCGAATATGGCACCGTCGGGTGGATAGATGATCTGGTTCTTCGTGTGAAGCTGCAGGTCATAGGAGATGGGAGAGTACTCGAGGTTCTTCACGGTGCCGTAGATGTTGTTGAACTTCACGGAGTCCACCGCTATCACACCGGTCTTCGCGAAGATCGTCGCGACGACGTCGGAGACAACAAGAGGCTGTCCTATGTGGAAGTTCTTGATTTCGAATTGCTTCTGAAGGTCGGCTATGATGCTCTGGAGGATGGCACTCTTGTTCAGCGACGGATCCACCACTATCTGGAAGTATATCTCGAAGTTTATGATCGACGCGTCGAGCACATCAATCGCATCCGATATCATTCGATAGGAGTTGAGGTACCTCTTCAGGTTTATCTTCAGCGCATCGGGCGAGACGATGAGCTGGTTGTTCGTGTTCCTCGATATGATGTAGAGCCTCGAAGCAAGGGGATTGTTGGGATTCTTCGTGATGGTGGCCCTAAACACCCTGCCGAAGTTACTGGGCATCGTGTACACCCTCGCGAGGAGGTCTTCCTTCGTCACGATCCTCTCCTGTGAGTTCTTGACTGTGGGTATCAGGGCAAGGAGCTCTTCCGCAGTCGGAGCGTCCTCTCCTCCTGCAGCTGCTAGAGGATTTACGATCTGTATCGTGTTCTTCACCTGGTTCTGCCGACCTTGCGGTGGATTCTCAGGAAAGACTACAGAGAGCGTCTGTATGTTCTTGATCGAGCCGGGCCCGACATTGTGACTGAGACCTCCGCCGTATCGATACGTCACGGTGAGTGAAGTGTTTGCAGCTGCAACGCCAAGCGTGGAAGTCTGAAGCATCTTCTGTGGATTGACGGGTATCTTCGAGAAGACTTGAGAGTACGGAAGAGGTATGGAGAATTCCGAAGGGTCGGGAATGATGTCGTCCTCTAGCGTGTCAGCAGAACCACCTCCGAAGACGAGTGATGTCGTCCTGTCTGCGAGTGCGACCTGCTTCGTGAACCGATACGGAGCAGGTATGACCTTGAGGTTGTCCTTCACCAGGCTCGCCTCTGATCCTGGGTTTATCACGTTGCGGTAGACTACGTCGTGACTGAGGTTCTCTACTTCGTAATAGACGTTTCCAAGTCCGTCGACCACGCTGATGATCTGCGTGACGTTCGAACGAGACAGAGGCACAGACCTGAAGGACACAAAGTCTCCTATCGAGAAAGTCTCCTGCGTCTCGTTTCCCGATCCGCAGAGGCCTCTCTTCTTCAGTATCTTCGAGACGATCGATCCCGCGACTCGGCGGCCGTTTATCACCTCGACCTTCGGGTCGACTATCGTCGCACCTGTGTCCGGGTCGACTGCCCAAAACTGGACGTCTTCGAGGAGAGTGAACTGTATCGCGTTGGAGGACTGGAAGACGGAGCCCTCTTTGACGGTCGGCACGAGCGTGATGTCTGGATTGGTCGATCCTGGGACGAGAGGCACTTCGACGTATATGTCGACATACACGAGAGCAGAAGCAGCACCCATGATGGGGACTCCTGCATTTCTCAAAGCACGCTGCACGTTTGCCGTCTCGACGACCGTCTCCCCGTGGAGCTCTCCATAGAGATGGTCGAGATAGAATGACATGTTATCACCGACATAAGCAGCCATGTCGAGAAAGAGGCCGCCTATCGAAGACTCAGAGAAGTCCTGAATCCTGTCAGGATAATACTGTCGCGCATAATCAAGCAGCACCGTCCTGAAACCGTCGAAGTCCCTCGCAAGATAGTTACGCTGTCTTACAGATTTGATCGCCGTCTTGTTGTCGATGATTGCCATGTCGTTGGGTCCAGTGACGGTAAATACGCGTCACGATCAGATTACGTACAAAACAATTTGAAGAGCCTTCTTCTGAGTCTTCAGCGCAGGTATCCGATACGTCACCGTTATCTTGAGAACGCCAGTGTTGGCGTTCTCTTGTCTGTCCATCTGTGACGTGAAGTCCTCGAGGTCGATGAAGGGCATCCACGTCCCCACGGCGCCCTTTATCCTATCAATCGCCTTACCATCGAAGTCGTCTTGAGACACGAACTCTGTCGTCAGAGGCTTCAGGTTGGCACCGAACGCGTAGACCCCGAGTCTTTCGCCCCAATTCGTGAGAAGGAGATTCCTCAAGTTGTCGGCGAATTGGTCCTCGAGACTGTAGTTCATGGCGAAGATTCCCTCTGATCCGCCTAGCTGCAAAGGCGTCTTTATCCCATAGGGTATCGAACTAGTGACCAAGGTCTCGACGGCTACTTGATCCTGCGTCTTTCCTGCGCTTTTGAAGCTATACGTTGACATCTCTCTTAACTATCACTTTGGTATGGGAGCAGGAGGATTGTCTGGATTTGCGTTATTCGTGGTCTCCACCGCTGCAGGGTCGTTGGGGTCCTTCGACTCCACAGGATAGTCTACGTTAGAGTCGCCTACGACCGGCTCACCGTTGTGAGCCCCAGGAGTTTCTTGGGGAAGAGGCGGCGTCTGGACTGGGTTCGTCGGCGCGCCCGTCTCTGCGCCGGGGGGTGGGTTGTTGTCGGTGTAATTTCCCTGTATCAGCTTCCATGAGTCAAAGACGTATGCGACGACTCGACCGTCATACATCCCAAAACCGTCGCTCTTTTTGCTCATGGTGTAAGGACCTGTACCCTGTGAAGTCGGAACGAATGCTGTGGGTGCACCTTTCTGCTTGTTGCCTATGTTCTGGTCGAGAACGTATTCTTTTCTCCTTACTTTGGAGCATCCGATTCCTCCCTTCGGTAAATAAGAACACTTGTCCTTCGGCGTTATGTTGTTGCCTGGGTCCGTGGACCCGCCTTCGTAAGTCACTAATTTCGATCCGCCGCTATAGTCCTCACCTACGACTATGACGTGCTCTCTTCCTGCTGTCTTCGTGGAGCTGATGATGATGATGTCACCTCTCTTCAACGGCGGCAGCTTGCTTGCTTTCTTGAAGTCTCTTCCGTTGAAGGGTTCAACAATTGCTCCTCTGAGTTTTGCCATGTGTATCAAGTGAGATATCACGCCGCCTGTGAGGTAGGGACCACCAAACCAGTCTCTCACGATCTTCGCGCCGTTGTTTCCTACAGGTACTGCCTCTGGGCTGTTCGGAGGAGGCAGACCTCCAGGATTGCCCTTGTAGTAGCTGTCAAAATTCTTGAAGCTTGAAGCTTCGCTATACCAGAAGCTCGCTCCTCCGTTGTAGAGTGCAGCTCTTCCAAATATTCCGCACGAAGACGCCAATTTTGCAGTTGCCTTCGTCGCTTCGGGTCCGTAATTGGGACCAGAAGCAGAATACTCGTAATGCCACAGCTTGGATGCATATTCGTCTGCACTGGTGCTCCAGCTGAGACCGTCACAGTCTCTTGCGAATTGCTGAATCTTGTCGCGACAGGCGTCTTCTGGCGGCTTGTTCTCTTCTGCTTCGCTCGGAGCGGAGTCCATCGGTGGACTGTATCCCTGTACCGCCGCGAGACCTCCCGTGATGCCAGTAGGTGCTGTACCTAAGTTGTTTGCGATAGCGTTGATCAACGACATCTCTGCCATCTTGCGCGCGAGGACCTTCCTTGCCGCTATCATGATGATGTCAGGATTCTTTCCGTCTTTGTCAGGCTCCATCGCAGGACCGAAAAGTTGTGCATCTTCGTTGACCAACTTGCACACTGTGCCCAGTGCACCCGCGACGTCTCCCGTGAGAATCTTTAGTGAAAGTTCAGGTACTTTGCCCACAAGACCCACCATGAAGTCAGGGAATTTAGTGGCCATTGCGAGCTTCATGCTGAAGAGACTCGGCATGGTGGGCAATGCAGGAGGTCCTCCTAACTGAGGAGTGTCGGGTAGATTGATGTCGATGGGAGGGATTTTCGGAATGGGAGGCTTTAAGCTCGGAAGCTTACCGGGCAACTGAGGCAACTTCAACTTGAGCTTGAGTGCGAGGAGAGGAGGATTCGGAACCATGAACATGACAAAGTCACCAGGAAACTTCAGTTTTGGCGCCGGGATACCAAGGGACACTGCTGCTGCTATTGGGTCGACGATGGGCGGTGTCTTATAGGCAGAGGGAGCGTCAAGCGAACGTGCAAGGTCCCTGTAGTAACCCAAGATGTTCTTGTGGAAGTCTGGGAATTTCTTCTCGTCTGGTAACTGCTTCAGCGCCTCTGCGAGAGCCGGATCGACTGGCGGCGTAGGTGATCCGCACGGAAATGCGAGAGGACTTGGCGCTCCCTGAAGCTCTTTTATGACGTCATCTATGAACTTTTCTTTGGCTGCTTCGGGATATCCGCTGGTCAGTTCTGACTTGCTCACATCTCCGCCGTGTGGAGTGAGGATGCCTGCATGGACCATGCAACCATCGCCTGAATCTGACGTATAAGGATTCGGCATTTTCGGATTCCTTCTACTTTATGAGGACCTTGTTCGCGAACTTTGCCTGACCCGTGGCGAGTGCACCCTTGTTGTCGCTTCCCACCACCGAAGAGCCTGCAAAGAATCCGCCCATCGTCGTGACGAGAGGAGGACCTGCTACGTTGCCGCCCGTCGCAGTGACAGGCACGTCTGAACAAACCACGCCCTTGTCGGCGTCGTCTCCGCCCAGCTTGATGTAACCTTCCTTGGAAGGTCTAAACACGACGTCTCCGTTCGTCTTGATGGTGATGGATGCCCACTTATCAGTGTCTGATTCTTCGTCCTTGCGGTCCGGGAAGTCTGGGTCTGTCGAAGCCTTGTAGTTCGTCACCAAGAGCTGCAGGTCCGATCTCGCAATGAGACGCAGCTTGTCCGACTTGATCACGATCGCAGCGTCACCTTTCGCATCGTCTGTTATCGTCGCAGGACTTCCGCCCTTGTTGAAGGCCGCATTGTAGGACGAGAGACCTGTCTTACCGTCGACCGACGTCTTTTGGGAAATGAGCATCCTGCTCCTGTCGTTCATCATGTCGAGGTCACCCTCGGACTTCGTCAACACGTCGAAGGACTTGTTGAGTTCCTTCTTCAGAATCGTGCCCTTCTTGTCTGGTCCCGCATCGACAAAGCTCGTCGTGGTCGCAGAGATTCCCGAGGTGTCCTTCGTGTATCCTCTTCCCGCCACCATGTCGATGCACCCTGCAGATCCTGTCCATTCTCCGAGCGCCGAGGCGATAGCACTCTTTCTGTCGGTACCGAGGACGATGAGCGAGTTGTTGGACCCCTCGAGAGCCACGTCTCCTGGGCGCTTTCGAAATCTTGGAACAGACTCGTAGAAAGTGTATGCTGCAGCGTAAGACCCAGTGAGCAACTTCTCGAATACGTCAGGATTCTCACCGGGCAGTATTTGTCCCTGAGGAGACGTCACTCGCTCCCCATCAACCTTCAAGACTGGTCCGTTCCTCAGCTCATGCCAGACGTTCTCACCTGTGGCCGCCGTGCCTTCCTTTTCGTTCTTTGCCCTGTCCACGAGGCCTTCGTTCATCGTGATCTCGAAGGACCTCCCAGGATGAGAGTGGTTGACGTCGTCAGTCGTGTGGTATTCGACGACTCTGCAGAACCAGTATGCAATCTCTAGAGATTTTGCATTGGGTCTCTCGATGAGGACCCACACTGCCTCACCTGCCTTGCAGGGAAGCGACAGATGGGAGGGGAAGAAGGGAAAGACGAACATCGGCTGGGAGTTTTCGCCTACCTTTTTCGCGATTATTGTGTTTCGAGGAAGAGCCGCGTGAAGTCCCCAGTTGGAGACCTTCATGCTGTGCCACTTCGTTATCTTCACCTCGTCTACACAGTCTGCAGTTGGGTCGGAGATAACGTCCATCACGATCATCTTGATGAAGTGTGGCTCGGGCTCAGGTATCACGACCCTGTCACGAAGATTGAGTCGACCCTCTGAGAACCCTGACAGGATGTCAGATATGTTGTCAGGATTTGAAGCACCAGCCATTGATCACGTTCCTATCTTCTTGAACATTTCTTCTGGGTCTATCTCTTTGTCGTCCTTCGACTCGGACTTGGACACCAGTTCAGCCAGCCTGATGATCTGGTCGTTTGCCTTGCTCATCCTCTCGATGTACGTCGCCAATGACTTGCCGTGAACTGCGTGCTCTGTGCTCTTGTCTTGAACGATGTCCACGAGCGACATGAACAAGACGTAAGCGTTCTGTCTGTCAGTTACTGCGTTTTCGTAGATCTCTCGCCACAGTTTCTTCTTCTTGTCAGAGACGCCGTCAATCTGGTCGAGTAGGTCGGAGAAGTCTTGGATCTTCTCTTCTATCGAGAGTTCGTTTTGTGCAGTCTTGGCCATGTTTAAAATATCAGGCGTCTCGGTTATCGATCTTCGTTTTTTTGTAGTGACGCTTGATGGACTGCATCGCCGAAGTCAGTTGCTTCGGTGTGAGTCCACTGAGTTCCCTCATGTAGAGTAGAACCGCGCTCTTGTTGAGGAGATCGATCTCGTCGATGTTCTCAAAGATGGTGATGATCGAGTTTATGCAGGTCAGCTCGTTCTCAGTCTTCACACGTGACCGAATGTCGTACAGCATTCCGATCGTGTTCTCCACTGAGTCTGCCGAGTCGATCAAGAAGTCTTGCGATGGCAAGACGTTGTATTCTTCGATGATGAGCGACTCATGTGCCGTCAGTCCTGCAGGGTCATCGAGGCTCACATTGCGTTTGATCTTCTGCGCCTTCTGCTTCGTCCTGATGATGAGCCAGTTCTTTGCCACGACGTTGAAATAGGAGAACGCGTTCGTCCCTCTGTTGGCATCGAACTTGTGTATCGTCTCGAAGAGGAAGTTGACGCAGTCGTTCTTCAGTTCTTCGTAGGTGTCGTGTAGCCCAGTGAACTTGTGGATGTTTATGAGGTTTTCCACGAGCTTCTCGAAGGCAGGCATGATGTCTTGGACGTACAGGACATCTCTCGACTTCTTGTCGGTCGACTTCTGGAACTTCACTATGGCTGCCTGCGTGTCAGAATTGAAGTACAGCTTCAAGTTGACGACTCTCGGCATCTTGACGTCCGACTCAAGCATCATGATCGGATCGACCTCTAGCTGTGTGTCGTCCTTCGTAGACTCGCCGACAATCTTCTCCTTCCTCTTCGTCTTCTTTCTTTCTTTTGATGTCATGTCTCTTGGGTCTCTTCTTCTGCTTCGTCTGGTCCCAAAGAGCTATTCAAGATCTTTGCTATTTCGAGGACTGCGTCCCTCGCTACGACGATGTCCTGGACGAGATTTCTCACCACAGGCTCATCGGAAAAAACTTCTATCTTGGTCTTGGCTTCTATCTTCTGATGTTGATCATCGAGGACGTCCAAGGCTTTTTCCACGACGTCTTCCACAGATTCTAACCTGTCTAGCAGCTCTATGTTCTTCTTCACGCTAAAGAAGAGGCACGAACCAAGAAACAAGCTCGTGATGCACAGGAAGGTCGTGATCAAAGGATCTCCTTTGTCACTGCATCGTATGCTTCTGCCACCCTCTTCAACGAATAGTTCTCCAGTATCTTTCCTTTGAGGTCTTCTGCCCATTCCTTGGGCAGGCTCGAGGCCGATCGGAATTTCGTCACCTTGCGCTTGAAGTCTTCTTCGTGAGGATGAGCCCATTTGCTACCATGCACGAAGATCTTGTTGTCGACTCTTGACGGATGTACTTCAGACAACTTGTAGTCGACTTCGATGTACTTACCGTGGGACAGAAAATCTGTGTGTCCGCTCCACGCCGTCGCGATGACAGGAAGTCCTGACGCAGCAGCCTCGAGAATCGGAAGACCGTATCCCTCTCCTCTTGTCAGGGCAACTAGTGCCTTGATCTTGGGGTGTCTATAGAGCGAAGATACTTCCTCGTCAGACATGTCACCGTGCACGAGGTGCACCTTCGGGAAGGGACCGCTTCTCACTTCCTTCAAGAGCGACGTGAACGTCTGCGTGATGAGCTTTCGATCGATGTCGGTGTTCCTTCCGGCGTTCGTCTTCACTACGACACCGACGTCCGTATCATTCTTGAACGTCTCGCATAGCCACTTGATCGTGTAGAAGATGTTCTTCCTGTCGTTCTCGGGATTGTTTCCTGTGAGCTGACCGAACACGAGGAAGTTGAAAGACGTAGAGAAGTCGACGTCGTCCATCTTGGTCTTGATGTTCTGCGTCAATGCTCTCGTGTATGCTTCGGGGACTACGTGCAGGGGCACCTTGACGTTTCCTGTCGATGTGAGAGATGAAGCAGCGTGCTTCGATGGAACTATCACCATCGACATCGAATTGCATGCATTCACCCATGCAGGGTTGCATCTGTCGGCTTCCACGGCAGCAGTGATACCGATGTTGACTTTTGCGATCCTCGGATCCCATTCGTTGGGAAGCTGCAGCTGAACCGAGGCGTCGTACACTCTTCCGTTCGGATCGACAGTCTTCTCCATCAGCTTTCCGATGAATCCATTGTCCATCTTGCCGTCGATCAGCCATGGAGTGTCTCCCCACGGAAGCGCTTGAATCTCTACGTCGAGTTCGGGCTTGTCCATCAACCACTTTGCGATCTGCCTGGCGTGCACACCGTAGCCCGACTGGGTGAGCACAGGGGCACGAAGAAGAACTTTCTTCTTTGAGACGGGGTTCACGATCATCATAGCTCATTCACCTTCCACTTTGAGTTCACACCAGACTTCCAAGAATCGATGGTCTTCGTGAGAGAAGCGTCCCAATCTGATATCGTCTTCTCGAGTGAGTATTCCCTTCTCGCTCTCTCCATCGCCCTCTTTCCTATCCTCTCCCTCTCGTCGGGACCCATCTCGTACATCTTCATGAAGGCCTTCGCGACTGTCTCGTGAGAGACGAAGTCCTCGTAGATGTAAGGAACCATGTGGTTGCCGATGAGGCACTTGACCTCAGGTTCCAGAGCTATGCCGTAGTGTTCTCCCGTCTCGGGGTCCTCGACCTGCCTCGTGAGTCCACCTGTCTTCAGTGCGATGATCGGCTTACCGCACATCATCGCTTCTAGAGTGGGCAAACCGAATCCTTCGTTGCAGCTCCTGTTCACGATAGTGTCGGTGACGTTGTAGAGAGACCTCATCTCGTGGAATCCGATTCGCTCCTTGGAGAACACGATGTTTTCCTTGATGTCGAGGAGGTCGATCACCTGATAGAGATTCGTCCCTTCAGGATCTAGCGGGTCTGCGTGGACCATCAACGTCGCCTTCTTGTGTCCCGTCTTTGAGTAAAGATCTTCGAGGAACATCTTCCACGACACCAGGATGTCGCTTGTCATCTTTCGGCGCGCGTTTCGTGAGACATAGAGGCAAGTGAAGTGGTCCAATCTCTCACGTCCGAGGAGCGTCTCCTTGAACTTCAGCGTCTCCTCCTTGGGCATGGGACTATAGAGATCCGACGGAACTGCATGAGGAATGTAGTTGGTCTTCTCTGGGAAACGCTCCTTCACCATCTGGTATGTCGGATAGTTGATGCAGTTAACCAGATCCGTGGACTCATAGAGTGGCCTATTGAATTCTGGCCATGGCGGATTGTCCCACAAGTGCCAGTACGTGATGGGACAGATCTGTTTCACTTCGTCTGCCATCTCCCAGACCCAGATGAAGAACCTCGGGTCGGTGAAGAGCATCAAGGCATCAGGTCTGACTTGGGCAAGTGTCTTTCTCAGCAAGTTCTTGTCGCCGAAACCGTTGGTCGGCTTGATAACGAAGTCGGGATTGACGACTACGGTGTCGTAGTTGTCGTGCTTCACTGCTGCGCCGAAACAGCGAAACGAGTACTTGCCCGTATTGACCAACCCTGAAACAAGCCAACGTGCTTGAGTTCCCACACCTGATGTGGACAAAGGATGGTCTGACAATAGCAAGATGGTCTTTTTCTGCATGGTGCCCATATTACGCAAAAAGGAAAAGTTGTAACAAAAAGTGAGACATCAAGTACAGTGTTCTGTTCCCTTGAATTCACACCACGTGCAAGCGTCTCTGTTCTTCAGAGCGATGCCTCTCTTCACTGACGTCAGCATGTTGCTCACGACCTTGAGCGACCGCTTGATGGGAACTTCTCCGAGTGATACAGAGAAGAGCTCGCAGTGTTCACCGGGCTTTGCTGCCTTCTTGAGGAGGACGAAACCGCATCTGATGTCCTTAAAGGGGACTTGAGGATTCTTCTGGTGCCAGTAGTTCTTGTAGAGACCTAGCTGCGACTTCACCATGTCGTCTGATCGCTTCTCTCGAAACCAGCCGCGTTGGGTCGTCTTCCAGTCCAAGATCCAGTAGACCGTCTCGCCTTTCTTGCCTTTCGCTTTGATGACGCCGTCGATGAAGCCCTTGAAGGCATGGGGATGACCTTCGACAGGCTCGTACAGCTGATGTTCTGCGTCTACTACTTCCCAACCCGGGAACTCCCTCTCCAAGAAGGCAGGAACTTCAGCAAGTATCTGAGCTGCTTCCAGCTTCGCAGTCTCAAGAGACTTGGGTGTGAAGTCTTCTTGCCCCGACTTCTTTCTCCATGCTTCTTCCAGCGCGTTCATGCAAATCTCTGCCTTCATCACTTTCGTGAGGAGGTAGTCTTCGCACGCAGAGTGCACAGCTGTACCGAATTCTAGTACGGGTGACGGCTTGGAGAAGTCTAACTTCTTGACATGGACGAGGTTGTGACGGTAAGAGCACTCTTTCCAAAGCTTCACTTCGGAGAATGATACATGCGGTTTCCCCGTCGGGAGAGTTTCGAAAGGCGTCTTTTCTTGCATTGTATGACCAACATACAATGCAGCTTTCTTCTAGTTCAAGACGATGACTTTTTGGAGACAGCTGACTGAACTGACTTTGATTCTTTTGTAACATCAATCCCTAGGGACAAAAATTCTTTCTTGGTCAACAGATAGATGTTGATGTCTGGGTTTGATTTTTTGATCCAATCGAATTTTTCTCTATGCAGTTCATCAAAAAATGCCCCTTTTACATCCACGTATAAATCCATTGCCGGAACATAAAAATCTGGCAAATACGATCTTTCAATTTCGCTTTGAAAGTATTTGATCGCTCCTTTATGGGCCTCGTAGGCTATGTCTAACCCATCCATGTGTCGCGCAAAAACAACTTCCCAAGTTCCTTGAAGCTTGACTTTGGTTCCGTCCGGCTTAGTGTGAGAGTACCACTTGCAACGACCCACGGGTGTATGGTCGTACTTTCCAGCAGCCCAAGCATCTCTCATTGGTTTTGAATATCTTTCTTTCCACGTGGGGTCAGTTGCAAATTTATGACTTCTTGTTTGTCCTTGTCTTTTTGCAACGTCGGGTTTCTTCATCCCATTCTTATCGCCCTTGTTGATCTCACGATCTGTAGAAGTCTTACTGATCTTTTCTGCCCAATCAGGATGAGACTCCTTCGTTCGATAGGTCTTACCGAACGAAGGATTTCCGCTGCCAGCAAAGGACCGATTGACACAGTCACGTGTACAGTATTTCTGTTTACGTAGTTTATAGTTGACTTCAAAAGTGCAAGAACAACCTTTGCATGTGAGTATAACTTTTGACATGCATATACATATTGGTCATGACGGTCACTGTTTAGCTTTTTTTGTAGATATTGCTCTGCCAATTAAGCCTTCCCAATCACGTTCTGGTCTGACTTCGAGATTTTTTTCCCATGCAGCCTTCATGACTTTTGCATCAACACCAAGCTCACTTGCAACACTGATAATTGCGTTTATATCTTTACAAAAACAGCTTCCGCCATAGCCCCTGTGACCATCGGGTCCGGGTACCGCCCAGTGACTCTCTCCTAGGCGTCTGTCATACTTTGCATATTCGACAACCTTATCATAGTCCACATTAAGTCCGGATTTATCCAGGGCCTCGCAGACTTGCGCCATCTCGTTTGCAAACGCGACCTTGACTGTGAGAAAGTTGTTGGTGAGATACTTCACCATCTCGGCGGTTGTAGAAGAAGTCTTCACAAGAGGCACCTTCGGAAACGCAGTCTGAAACACTTGCTTCACCTCGTTGATCCACGGACGAGGTCCGCCGAGAACGATGCGGTTCTGGTTGCGCATGTCGTCTAGAGCGTTTGCCTCTGTGAGGAACTCTGGATTGAACACCACATGAAGTCCCTTGGCTCCAAATTTCTCGTTCCACTTCTCTGTAGACCCAGGTGGAACTGTCGACTTGACGACCGCGATCCTCTCGCCCGGTTGGGATGCAAGCTCTTCAAGTACACCGTCTACTATGCTGAGATCGGCAGATCCATCCTCGTACATCGGCGTCGGAAGGCACACGAAGTAAACTTTGGAAAAGTCTTCTTTCTTTTCGCAAACTTCGATCAAGTCCGACACGCTTGTAGCAGGAAGTGTTAAACCCGTCCTGAGCTTAGGGTGTTTTCCTCCTGCTGCTTGTTTCCCAGTCTTGTCGTATGTGTAGACATCGAATCCGCGTTCTGAAAATACCGTGGTGAGAGAACCGCCAACAAAGCCTTGACCGATAACTGCGATTGATTTTTTCACTTGATACCTCTCACGTTCGGATAGCTTTTCACGAAGTGATCGATCGTCATAGTAAGACCTTCTTCCAGACTTGTGTAAGTCATAGCACAGCCCAACGTCCTAAGCTTTAAGTTCGAGGTAGGTTTTCTAAGCTGACCCTCTGGTTTGTCTGTGTCGAATTTGATTCGACCCTTAAAACCCATGATCTTCCCGATCGTTGACGCAAGATCACCTATAGACACTTCTTCGGTATTTCCGATGTTGACGGGTTCAGCATCACTGTAGTTCTTCGCGAGCCACCATGTTATAGAAGCTGCGTCTTTCGAAAAAGTGAACTCTCTCAGAGGCTTTCCCGTACCCCAGACTACTACGTCAGTACCTCCCACATGTGCCTCATAAAATTTTCGAATAAGCGAGGGGATTACATGCCCGCCATTTATGTCGTAATTGTCGTGAGGACCGTAGAGATTGTTTGGCACAACAGTGATGAAATTGCATCCGTGCTGTTGACGATAAGCTCTTGAAGCTACGTCGAGCATCCTCTTGGCATAAGCGTAACCAAAGTTGGAGAAGTGAGGTGGACCCATGTGAAGCTGGTCTTCCGTCAGAGGATATTTGACATGTGGTGCGTCTGGATAGACGCACGTCGAGAGGATCGAGACGAGCTTGGATACTTCCAATTTCTTGGCATAGTCGATGACGTTCGTCGCAATGTCGATGTTGTCTCGATAGAAGTCGGCGACGTAGTCTGTGTTTGACTTCACGCCGCCGACCTTGGCGGCGGCATTTATCCAGACGTCTCTGTACGACTTCGGACCTAAGACCAGCTCTCTATCACAAGACTGTTGACTTCTCAAGTCCGCATCTTTTGAAGTCATCTTCAAGACTGAGATGTCTCGTGAGTCTTCTGAAAGTGCTTGTCCCAAGAGACCTGATGCGCCAAAAATCGTTGCTCTCATCCCAGCTCTTTCTCAAAGTCTGATTCGTACATCATCTTCACAAGATCGTGAAAGGAGTTCTTGGGTCTCCACCCAAGAACACTAGCAGCTTTTGAAGCATCGCCCTTGAGATGAGGTACCTCGTGGGGTCTAAAGAGCCTAGGGTCCGTCTCGATGTGGTCTCGGTAATCTAGACCTGCAAGACTGAACGCAACGTCAGCAAATTCTCTGACTGTATGACATTCTCCTGTCGCCAGAACATAGTCGTCAGGTTTTTCTTGTTGCAACATGAGCCACATTCCTTCGACATAGTCGCCAGCAAAACCCCAGTCTCTAACTGCGTCGATGTTTCCCAGGCACAGCTTCTCCTGTTTGTTCAGCTTGATTCTAGCAGCTGCACGCGTGATCTTTCTCGTTACGAAAGTCTCACCTCTTCTGGGTGACTCATGATTGAACAGGATTCCACTCGAAACGTGCATTCCGTAACCGATCCTGTAGTTTCTTACGAGGTTGTGTGAGAACAATTTTGCTGCCGCGTAAGGAGATGCAGGAGTCATTCTCGTCTCCTCGTTCTTCAGCGTCTCTGAGTTGTCTCCAAACATCTCTGATGAAGATGCCTGGTAGAATTTCGTGCTCGGGCACACGTTTCGACATGCCTCTAGGAGACGCATGGTTCCCATCGAAACTGTGTCTACTGTTTCTTCGGGTACTTCGAAGGACGTGCGAACGTGACTTTGGGCTGCCAGATTGTAGACCTCATCGGGTTCTATTTCTGCAAGAATACGATACATCGACCCCACGTCGTTCATGCTGCCGTAGACCAGCTTAAACTTCGGGTTGTCGTATAGATGATCGACATTCGTCGTGTTGATTACCGAAGTGCGTCGCTTCATTCCGAAGACTTCGTAACCCTTGGACAGCAGTAGCTCTGCAAGGTATGAACCGTCTTGGCCTGTGACGCCTGTTATCAGTGCCGTCTTCATACATTCCATTCCATTCCAAAACGTCGAAAACTCAGACGAATTTGCTTGTAGCGATATTGTACAGACTCGAATAGTAGTTGTTCACCTTGGGTTCAAAGAACTCCACTTCTATGCCTTCGAAGTACGACATGTCGAGGTAGTCTCTTCCTGAAGGCCCAGAGATGTATTTCGTTGCTCCCAACGACCGAACGATGTTCGACAGCAGCTCTGATTTGCCACCTGTGACTCCGAGACTGCTCGCGAACACGATGTCTCTTTCGACCTTCATGTTTTGCATGCACCAACGGATCGATGACATGTTGATGTCGATCAGCTTGTCGTGTTGATAGATCTCTGACGAGTCGAACTTCAAGTTCTCCTTGATCTTTCGGACAACCTTCTTCCTCCACGTCGGATCTCGCGAGACCTCGACGTCCTTGATGTCCTTGGAGTCGGCAGATTTCTCCACAGGAACGGTGACCCAGTCCTCTGTGCCAGACCTAGTCAGTATCTTGTTTCGGTTCTGGAAGTAGTTCTTCCTGAACTTCACGTTGTCGAGTACCACGAACACGTCGGCGCGCTCTAGCTTCTGGAAGAAGCCTTCGTAAGGAAAGTGCTCGGGTTGGTGGATCGTCACTATCATCTCAGCCACTTTATGACTTGAAAGGACTCAGCATATCGGACACCGACTTCTTGCCCGTTGTTTCGACACTGGTTCTTGAAGAACTCTATCCAGTCTTCTCCCCGGCGACTCATCTCTGAGACGTGTGCCCTGATAGATGCTTCTTTGACATCGATGAAATTCGTGATGTCGACATAGAAGTTGTTCTCGAAGTGCTTGTATGACTTGTACCAGTTGCTTCGATACATCAGGATGCGAGGCACATTCCTGCCGGCGACGATCGTGGCCTGCGAAATTGCGCTATGATCTTGATTGATGTCACCGTCCCAGTGTGTATAGACGACGTCTGGTTTCACTCTATCGATGCACCTGTTGATGTCTTCGATCAGCTTGACATCGTATGAGACGCATTTCGTCTCGTAGTCGAGACAGTGAAGGTCTTTCACACCCATGATGGCGGCTGCATCCCATGCTTCCTTTAGCGCAGTCTCGCGACTCCTCACTAGCTTGCCTTCGAAATTCTTGTAGGCGCTATGAGTGACCAAGAGCTCTGTGACTGTATCGCCTTCACTGACATGGCGTGCCACAGTTCCGCCGATGCCAAGCTCTATGTCATCGGCATGTGCACCTATGGCAAGTATCTTCACTGTCTGTTGCTCCTTGCATAGTGGTCTTTCAAGAGCTTGACTACGAAATCGTTGTCAGGTTTCACCACGTTGATGTTGCCGAGGGGCAAGTCTTCATCATGTTTCTCGACGTCGAGAGGTGTGTAGACGTTCACGTTCCAGTAATCGTGATGCTTTGAGAATGCCTGTTGCAGGGACTGTATTCCTATGAGATAGCAGCTGTCAACAGTGAATCTTCCCTTTGCATCGAGTGAATCGACGATCTTGTTGCACACGTCGTCGATGAGGCAGAAATAGCGTGTCGCCTTCGTGTTGACCAACAGCTGCTTGTTCTCCTTCATCAGCTTGTCCCATATATCTAGCACGCTTCCCGTAGAAAACAAGAAGTTGACGCCTTGGAATGCACAGCAACCATTCTCGAGAAGCATGTCTTCCATCAGCTTCTTCGTCATTCCGTAGACACATGCTGGGTTCACTGACTTGTCGGTACTGATTCCGATTACGTTCTTTACTCCGGTCTCCAGTGCTGCAGTCATCACGTGTCGTGACCCGACGACGTTGACGTCTACCGCTCTCGTAGGATTCTTTTCGCAGATTCCCACATGCTTCAATGCCGCACTGTGAACTACATAGTCCACCTTGTGGTCCTTCAAGATCCTCTTGAGAGGCTGATAGCAGTCAGCGACGTCTAGTGCGTACAGCGGAACGTCCTTGCTTCCCTTGACTGATCTTTCGAATTCCCTGATGCTGAGCTCAGAATGGGCCGTACCTACCACCGAATGTCCTCTGTCCATCAAGACTTCTGTGATACGCTTTCCCAAGAATCCTGCTGCGCCCGTCACTAATACCGTCGACATATGTCTCAATTACCTCACAGTGTTTTCAAGAAGTTCAAGAGTCTTTTGTTCTGATGTTCGAAGTCAAACTCGGACACCACGAGCGATTGTAGACGGTCTCCCATCTCTTGTCGCAGTTCATGAGACGTAATGAGTCTCTCCAGACATCTTTCCCAGCCTGAAGGATTGCATGCCACCATACCTGTCTTGAGGTCTTCTCTCAAGTATTGCAATGCCGACGGGTAGAAGTCGGCCACTACGGGTATGCCCAACCTTCCAAATACGACAAAACGTCCTGGATTTGAGGGCATCTTGAATCGAAGTGAATAGTCATCCTGACTGTAGTTGTACTTCCTTGTCAGAGAAGCCATGCTCTTGGAAGAAGCATCGTGGATCAAGTTGTTTGGTACGAGGCCGATGTCGCACTTGGACAGTGCGTCTTCATAGTTTGACATGCTCCACTGTACGTGTTTGACTCTCACTCCCTTCGGCAGCCATGGTTCTTCACTTCTCGGAGGACTTCCGTTGTACATCACCACAAGTTCTATCGAGTGGTGCTGGGACAGGTTGCTGAGGGCCGGTGTCACAGAGTCTTGCATGCAGTCTAAGTGAATTTGATTACCGTGATAGCCTATCCTCACTACGTCGCGCTGGGAGTGCTCTTTCTTGAGCAGACGAATGTCAGGATATTCCACGTATCGTAGGATGGGTTTCTTCGCAGCAGCCCAGTAGTCTTCCATCTCGACAGAGTCGACGACGAGGAAGTCGCACGCCTTTGCGCTCTCCATCACCAAGTGACTTCGTGGGTCGATGATTCCCACTTTCGCTCTCGGGTTTATCTCTTTGATTTTCGGAACGAGATGATGATCATACGTCATGACCAAGACGACATCATAGTCGGTGATGTCGGGGTCATACAGCGTCACTTCGGGGAGTCTCTTCAGCGCTTCCGAGTAGAAAGAAGAGCATGCCGCCGCGGGCTGTGTAGTGACGAAATCTATCTTCATCTAGAGTCTCTTGATGACTTCTTCAAGTGCGGCAGCATAACTCTCGGTGTATGCCTCCTGCGTGAAGACCTTTGACTTCTTCAATGTACCTTGAACAAGAACATTGTATTCCTCGTCAGACAGTCCAGAGGCTTTGTCGACGGCTTCTGTCACTGATTGCACGGTGTCAACGGCGGGTGATATCGATACGCCGCAGCCGTCTGTCAAAATCCCTGTCCACGGATTTATGACAGGCACGAGGCCTGCTCTCATTGCTGTGGCCACGGACGTGCAGCATCCCTCGGCAGACGAATGAAACACCACGAACGAACATTTCGACGCGAGGTCATTGAAGACACTGCCTCCCGGCTCGACGAATCCGTGATACTGGACGTTTGACGCTCCTCCGAGCTTGTCGCCGTAGTAGTCGAAGTACGATGCTTCCGACGGTCCACAGATGTGAAGCTTCTTTCCTCTGTCTTTCAAGAACGCTTCAGTTACTACATCGACGCCCTTGCAGATGAGACCGTTTCCTGCGAAGCACAAGTACGTGTTCCTGTCTCTCGTCTTGGCCCACGCAGGATCGTAAGAGACTGAGGGACTCACTGCAGGATAGAAGTGGAGGATCGGTTTACCGTACTTCAAGTAGCTGTTGTAGCTCTCATTTCCCTTCTCGCCTATGTTGAAGATGAAGTCAGTCTGTGACATGATCTCGAGAAACTTGTCACCTGTCACGTCTTGGACAGTCCTCGTGGGTGGCGCGTATCTTCCTGTCCTCGCTTGGAAAGCTGCATACCTCTCCAGGACTAGTTCGTTTGAAGTGTCGGGCTGCGGTCCCATCGAAAGGAGGACACGAATCTTTGCCTTTGACGCCTTTGCATATCTTGCGAAGTTTTTACCGCTGTTGCCGACGCCGAGTCCCAAGAACAAGTCGTACTCTTTGCTGGGTGCCCATGAATGGTTGTTCCTGTCTATCAGGTCGACGGAAAAGCCCCTCTCCGTCAAGATCTCTATCGCCCTGAGGATCTCCCAGTTGTTCGTGTGAACGTACCTACTGACATCTGTGAAGAACGGTTCAGTCTTGTAGTACATTGCAGCAGACCTAGTTACAGGAACTGACTTTGACCGGATGTTTTCGATGATGTGTGTCATTGATCTTTCCGTTTCAGAACGGCCACGAATGCGTAGAGTCCCGTCTCTTGAGGCCTCTCTTCCCAGAAGCTTGACGTCACTTCAAATCCTCTTCTTTCGAAGAAGTCGTCGTAGAATTTGAAGACGAAGTCTTCGGGCAACGAGTCAGCGGGTCTTTCGTAGAAGTCATTTCTTCTCTTCTGCCACTGTACTTTTTCGCTGTATTCGAAAGGCTCCGTCTTGACGTTGAAGATGACGACGCTTCGGTCTTCGAGGAGACGGAGGACTTCTGGAAGGGCATCGAAGTGCTCGCAGTATTTCTCTCCAAAACAGCCTTGAGGATTGTCCAACACTATTAGATCGAATTTTCTGTGAGTCTTCTGCAGCGTCTCGAAGGAGTCTCCGATCACTATCTCGGCTGTCAGGGGAAGATTCTCTCTGAGATTCTTCTCGTACTTAGGGTCGATCTCCCAGGCATGTATCTGTGAGACCTTCTTGGCGTAATAAGCCGTCTGCCAGTCGCCTTCTCTAGCAAAGAAGTCCAACGCATTCATCGTTGACAAGACTATGCCTCGGCTCTCTAGAGCCGAGACTATCTTTTTGATTGCGACGTCTCTCACCTCTTGACAAGCTCCAGGATGTAGCGACCCTTGTCGGCGAAGCCGACGTTTCTCTTGAACTCGAATCCCTCGAAAGTCGACTCAAGATAGTCCACCAAGTGGTTCAAGTCCTTGAAAGACCACTTCGTTGTGTCTACCCATTGTCCTCCTACGGGTTGCTTTCCGTTCTCTACGAGGCGTGTCTCAATGATGATTCTCTTGCATGACTCAACAATCTTCTTAGCATTGGCTACAGTGTCTCGTGTGTGGTGAAACACGGAGAACAGCATGATCGTGTCGTAGCGATCTAGAGAATCGACGTAGTCGAGGTCCACGCAGGCGTATTCGATCTTCCTACCCAAGATGTTGGAGATCATCTTGGCTGCAACGACGATATGTGGATCGTTGTCGACGCCTGTCACTCTACAGCCTCTGTCGTGAAGGTACTCACAAAGGAGGCCTGCGTTGCATCCTACGTCCAAGACACGTTCGTCTTTGGAGAACTCGACAGTGTCGAGAAGTTCTGCACGGGTACCCATGCCTCTCGAACCGATCGCATAGACGTCGTTTGAGTAGATCGTGTGGTATATCCCAGAAGAGGAGTTGGTCGTCTTCTGCGACTTGAAGACAGAAGTGTTCGCCAAATTGAGTGAGCCCTCTGTGAAGTAGGGCAAAGTATTGGAATTCGACACGTTGGGATAGTGTCGAAGCCAGTTACCGAAACCGTACTTCTCCTTGTCGTGAGCATCACAGTACTTCAAGAAGTCTGAGTTGCTCATGTTCTTCTGAGTTTCGTTCAGCAACTCAGACTGGTCATAGTCGATGAAGACACAGACGCCTGTCTTTGGATTGAATCTCACGTTGCTTGGCTTGACGTCTCCTTGATAGACGCCGAGCTTCTTCTGCTCTATCAGAGTGAGGAGGACGTCGGCCAAATTGTAGTTTCCTTCGTCCACAACATAGTCTTGTATGATGTACGACAAGAGAGAATCTGGGGGCAATCCGGACACTAGAGAGCTTGATCCACCCAGCTCTGAGACACTGAGCTGTCCGAATTCGTGAGCGACGGGACAAGACTGACATCCGTCATGGTTCAGCTTCTTCATCACAGAATACTCGTCTGCGATGGTTCGAGTCTTCCTTGGATTTGCCTTGACCTGCACCTTGATGAGGAGCTTCCCTGTCGAGTCGACAGCTGTCAGCGTCTCTCTTCGTTCGTTGATTTGATAGTCAGAAAACTTTAGGTCGTCGAAAAGTCGATGTGTCATGAGAATCCTCTCGTCAGGACTATCCTATTCGGATTTCCGCTAGCAGTCTCCCCGAGATCGAGAACCACGTGCTCTCGAAAGTGCTTGAGAATGACGTTGAGGTCTCTGAAACACCCGAACCTCGTGTCGTAGTCATCGAATGCCCACACCGTGTCGTCGTGAGTGGACGGCAAGAGCGACAAGAAATCGTCGAGAACCGCGTAGTGGTCGTGGGATCCATCGACCCAACAGAAGTCCAGAGAGACCGACGATGACTTCAGTTCTTTACCAAGGACAAGTGAGTCGCCTAGCACGAACTTGATGTTCTGATATTCGTGGAATTTCTGACCTCTATCGTCCTTGATGTCGCACGTATAGACTTGAGACTTTGCGAATGTGTCAGCGAACATGATCGACTGCAGACCCTGTGCTGTTCCTACTTCGGCAAAGTTCAACAGCCCGTCATGCGTGATCTTCGAAGCAACGTGAACGAGGAAAGAAGGCCTCTGTTTCAGCTCCTTCAAGATCTTGTTCCTTCTGCCAACATCGAAGATTCCGTTGGACGATAACTTCTGTTCTTGTACATTCAAGCTGACAGAGTCCCACAAGTCGTCGCACTTCTTTCGAATTGTGGGGTCCATGGTCTCGAAACTCTCGACGCATTCCTCAAAGAATCCCATCACGACCTCCTCTTGACTGTCAGCGCGAATATGTCGCCGAAAGGCGTTCCTCTGAAGAGGGTCGCGAGGATCGCGAGCTCTTTCGTGGGAACGTTTTCGATCTTGGCCCTCTGCGTGAAGATGTTGGGATCAAGCTCTTGTGAAGAGTTGATCTTTATCGAGTCGTAGTACATCTGAGCGACTAGGTTCACAGCTTCGTTCGATAGACCCGCATCTGTCTCCTGAAACACAGACGCGATCGAATCGAAAATGTCCGTATAGATCACAGTGCATGTCGAACTGTCTAGTTTCGAATTGAGATGCTTCTCAAGCTTCTTTGACAAAAGCTGACTGAGAGCATCGTGTATCTGCTTTTTCATTTCACTCCATTATAGGTTCGTGAGGCCGTCGATGTACTTCGAAGCGACGTCTCTAATGTCGATGCTGGATTCTACACAGTTCTTGAACGACTTCGTGTAGTCTAACGGGGGAGGAGAATAGAGGTCGAGAGGTCTCATGTCCCAGTCCAAGTCTTCGACCACCGTTGCCTCCGGTCCGGCTATCTCTCTCGTTCCACCCGAGGACGCCACCACGATTTCGCAACCTGATGCCCTTGCGTCCACAACGACATTGGGACAATGGTCCAGGAAAGCGAGGTGAAGGAACTTCTTTGATCGCTTGTAGACCGAGATGCAAGTCTCCCATGGAAGCTTGCCTGTATAGAGCACGTCAGAATATTGCGAAATATGATCAGGATTTTCCCCTAGCACGATTAGCGCGGCATTATTCTGCTTCATGCTGTGGAAGTAGTCGATGTTGTCCTTGAGCCTCTTGTGAGGTCTCCATGACGAAGAGCAACACCATACTTCGTCGAACTTGTCTAGGGACGGATGGACTGCGGGGAGTATCTTGTCGATCTCTCCGATGTCTGCACCGTTTCCTATGACGACTGACCGCTTTGCTTCTCCGAAGTATTTCTCCGTGAGGCGCTTGTTGAAGTGCGACTGATATATCACTAAGTCAGCAATTGAGCAAGAAGACGCGAGCGGTGCATTTAAGTCTTCCCAGTTTTGCCGTGTGTTGAAGTAGATTCCGTCGAGTCTCAACGCAAGCTTCGACGATCTTCTATGCCGCAGCGTGATGAAAGAAAGCTGTGCATCGGCCATCAAGCTAGGATCTGTCGATGCATCGATTCCTCTCTTCTTCATCTCTCCCAAAAGCTTCTTCCCAAAAGAGTTTGGGCCGCTCGATGAAGAGACGTCGACGTTGTCGAGGTAGACTCTCACTCTATGAAGCCTCGTTGTCTTATCGTTTCCGCTGAAGTCTTCTGTCTGATCGACCTCTCGTTGGTGAAGAGGTTCTTGTTGGACAAGTCGATGTTGTAGTGGTACCCCAAGATGGGTACAAAGGACAGCTTTTTGCCGTTTAAGTGTGCCACATGCATCATCGGGAGGAACACAGCTTGGTCACATGCGATCATGATGTAATTGCCGTCTTCGTCTCTGAAGTTTGCATCGGGCACTTTCTTCAGATTTCCGCATCTGAAGGTCTTCAAGTGGCTAGAGACCCAAGGATGTTGGTACACTGTCTGTCCTCTCGCCAAGTTCAGAGGGCCCGATATGTTCTGTGAAGTGTAGCTCCATCGGTGTGCAGTCCATGCTACAGCGACGTCAGGATCTTGGTACGTCAAGTCCAATGCGAAGAGAAGGTCGTTCTCTGTCAACCAGTCACCTCCGTCGAGACGACACACTACTGACATGTCGTCGATGGACTGCACCGACTTCAACGTGTTCCTGACTTCACCATGCTTCTCATTGTTGTCCACCAGCGTGAATCTAGACTTGAATTTCGTAGGTAGAGACTCACACAGAGCACGAACTACATCAGGCGTGTTGTCGGTAGACATGTCGTTGATCAACACTGCACGCCACTTGTCATAGCTTTGCGACAGCATCGAGAATATCGTCTTCTCGATGTGTTCGGCACAGTTGAAATAAGGAATGACGAAGACGAAGTCGTTCTTCATGTCAAGAATCGCTCTTGCCACTGGCCATGAGATTCGGTTCTTTTCTATCGCAAGTGATGTGAGGAATGGACTGTCCGGTCCACTTCCTGTGCCAGACCCATCCTCCTGTCTTTTCCTTGAGTTCGGCGGCTCTCGAATCGATCATCTCTTCAGTGACTTGACTCCACGGAAGGTCAAACATCATGTTGGTTTCTGCCGTGTCTTCTAGAGATCCGTTGTAGAGAGAATTCCAGTGCTTCGTCCAATAGCCTCTGTACGTTCTCATCTTTCTCGGGATGTCGTACCAGGAATAATGATGGACTCCCGGGAGGCTTCTTACTACGGAATTGAACCAATCACCATACTGCTTCAACGCCACGGGATGACCCGAGACTGCTGCTTGTCTGACTTGCTCAGACTCTTGAGTGTGGAAAGAGACGTGAGGAAGTACTTCACCTGTCTCTTGGTGGATCATGTCACAGCCATCAGTTCCCGGGAGCGAATAGACGTCACCGCTGGAGTCTGTTCTTCTCAGCTGAGCGGGTATACCGTGAGTGATGTGCGGTGAGTTCTTGCTCAAACGCCACTTCCACGGCGGCACGTCGATTCTAACCTTGTCTGTTCCACCCCAATACTCGACGACGGGAAGCGCAATGATGTCGACTCCTGACGGAATCTTACCACACAAGCTGATCACCTTTTCAGCATCATCTTCGTGGACGATCTCGTCAGAGTCCATCTGCCAGCAGAAGTCACCGCTACACATCTTGCGTGCTTCTGCTTTTTGCATGCCGTCGAAAACCGCATGACGAGGATGCGACCAATCACGTACTACTTGCTTGACTTTCACTCGAGAGTCGATGGACTGAAGCTTTTCCCACGTACCATCCGTAGAGCCGCCGTCAACAACGCATACCTCGTCACAGAACTGGAGCATGCTTCTGATACTCTGCTCAAATGGGTAGCTTTGCGCGATGCAGTTGTAAGTCGTGGTGTATCCACTGATCTTGGGCTTCTTGTCGATAGAAGCTCGGATGGCTTTCCAGAAGACGTTTGGAGAAGCATAGAGGTATTCCTCAATGGACTCGAGAGACGAAGAGGCAAACCATTCTTCGTCTTTGTGCTGGACGTTGTCGTTGATCTCTAGCTTACATCCCAGCAATTTCGCTTCGATGACCATCCTAGGACAAGTGTCGCCTCCTAGAGGTAGGTAGACGAAACCTTCAGCTGCTGCCAACTTTGCCAGAGTCTCTTGGTGTGTCAAATTCCAGACGATGTCGTACTGCTTGTCGTTATCGACACACCACTTCTTTGCAGACTCTGCGCCTTTGATCCAAGATTCCGATCCGAGAACAACCCAGCCCTTTCTTTCGGAGGAAGGAACTGAAGTCCTCAGAAGCTTCATCGTGGCCAATGACTCTTTGGAAAAGACGCTGGAAAGTACGATGTTGTCTCTTTCCATCAAGAAGGGAAACAGCGACAAGTACTTGTCTTTCTGCTTCTCAGACATCCACCAGATGGCTTGCGCTCCATAGTAGAAAGCCGAAATGATCTTCCCAGTGATCTGGTTGTGACAGTCACAGCTTTCTCCTGTCAAAGCTGCATGCTTTTCGGAAGAACGAAACCTACAGTACTTGTAGTCGTATTCGAGAACTGAGTACTTCAGGTTTGCAACTATGCTCGGTATCAGCTCTGGATTCATCTGAGAGAAATTGCCAAAGATCCAAAACTTGGATGAGCCCTGAGAAAGAGCTGCGAGGTTCACGTCTTTCGAATGGAGCTTCTGGACTTTGTAGGGTGACTCTCTTATCAGAGCTTCTGATGTTAGCTCTGCGCCTCCGCCATAGTCTTCCGCAAATAGGTCTGCTACAAAAATGATGTCCGCATTCGGCTGAATCAGCGTGTTCGGATTTACGAACACATGCTCTTTAAAGTTCATAAGAAGCCCTTCATCTTTTAAGCTAAACTGCTATTTAAGATAGTTCTACTCTACTGACCGTTGGAGAAATGTATATGAAAAAAGGTCCCCCTGCCAGTCTCCGTGCTTCTTTGTCATCGAAGCGGTCGCTCACTTTGGATGAGATTCACAAAAAAATCTCTAGCAGTGCAGCCTTGAACGGAGGCTTCGACACGCTACTCTTCAAGATCGACAAGATAGAGCAGAGTCAGGGGCAACTCGTCTCAAAGGTCGACAAGATCCACGAAGCAATCTACGACCCGAAAGACGGCATATTCTCTCAGCTGGCAGATCACAAACTAGAAAGCACCGTCAGACTAAACGAGATAAAAACGGACATTGCTGCTCTCGACTCTTGGAAGAAGAACCACGAGAAAGACGACATCAAAGACGAGAAAGTCGTAACAGAAGCAAGTTCAAAAGTTGCGAATCTTGAGAAATCGGTCGAGACTCTTGTAAGACACAAGAACAATGCAGCAGGCATACTCAAGTGGTTTGCTGTTGCAATAGGTGGCGGCATAATCACTCTCATCTTTGGGTGGCTTGAGTCCAAGCTCAAATAGTTGTATCGATCGCGCGGTACATAGTAGTTTTGGTATGTGCAAGATCGCGACTTGAACATCGAATCGGTAAAATCATTCGTACGTGACAATCTGAAAGTGTCGCTGTCATTGGACTCTGCGACGTCCAAGACTCGTAGAGGCTTGCAGCACATGGTCTCGCTCAAGATGAGCGAGAGACAACAACAGGCTGTCTATGAGATGATCTTGTCTTACGCAATGAAAGCAGAGAGAATCTCACCAGGTGGTGGCCTTGCTTTCTTCAAAATGCTAGCGGGAGACACCAGTGGTTCTCAACAGACGCTTGTAAAGACTCGTCAAGACTTGCTGAGTGTACTCCGCGCTTTAGGACTCTCAAAAAGAGCCTACTTTCTTCTCGAGACTGCTTTGTCGTCTTCGACGACTGCCACAAAGCTTTCGATAAAGAAGTCTGCTGGTAGTCAGACTTACATAGACGTCACAGAAGGGTACAGCTTTCAACTCAAGTCACTTTTGAAGAACCCACCCCTGGACATAGTAGACGCCAGAGTCGCATGCATAGACGGATTCATTGAAAGTGTATCTGAGATTCATCATCTTCTTACTAGCTTGTCTGAAAAGAAAGTTCCGTGCTTCTTGTTCGTGAGAGGCATGTCAGACGACGTCTTGCACACAATCAAGGTCAATAGCGACAGGAGATCGATCATGGTCTATCCTTATGTTGTCGCTTACGACTTGGAAAACGTCAACACTATGGTCGACATAGCAGTGGTTTGCGGTACCGACGTGGTTTCGAATACGAAAGGCGAGCTGATTTCTTCGATCGAAATTTCCAAGCTCGGCACCGTCGAGAGTGCAACGATATCGGGAGACGTGATCAGATTCAAGAATTCGAAGACTCGCCGCCGCGTGAAAGAACACGTGGACAACCTCAAAAACACCATCGAGTCAAGGCAAGACATATCAGAAATTTTGGGTCGGCGTCTCAAGTCACTCTCTTCTTCTTGCATCGACATCTGCATACCTGACGACACACACTTCTTCTCGATGTCACAGCAGCTTGACGAGGGAATACGCGTCATATCAGCAGCGATCAGCAAGAAGTATGATCCTCAAGAAGCTGCTTCTCAGATGCACAAAGCTTTCAACGAAACTCTCTCAGACATCGGCCACAGCTGTTTACTTTGACGCGAAAGGATCTACGTTTGGTCCACGGAGCACCAGAATGAACAACACCGACAAGATCACAAGAGACGCAAAGCTTCTGATTGAGAGTGCCAAGGACACCGCGGCAAACAACCTTCTCGTGGCGATAAAGACGAACTCTCTGGATCTTTCAGAAGTTCAGCTAAAGAAGGTCTTGACGCTTCTCAACATATCGATGGAAGAGGGCTATCAGAAAGCAGTACCCACATTCCAGAAGATGGTCAAGAACTACGTCAACACCAAGCCCGTGAAATGAGAGGCCAGAGACATCTCATCAAGTGTCGATGTGTCTTGCCCCAATTCAAGGGCAGAACTAATCCACCAAGCCACCAATTCGTGGTTTTTTCTGTGGTCAACGACGACGACTCTGTCGCTGTGAAGTATTCACAGTGCAATAACTGTGGAATCGTTCACAAAGTTACCGACATTTGTACGTCAGAGATCATAGCAGGCAAGGAAGCCATGTCATCCATCGTCAGCATCGACGACATCAAGCTTTCCATGCCACCCAATCTTTCGAACATCTTAGAGCGCAACAACGTCGATCTGGCGACTTGGGAGCAAGCTGCCTTCATACTCGAGCACAAACAGTGGGGCAACGTGGTGATTCTTGCCCAAGAGGAAGACGCAGGAGTGAAGCAGGGCAAGTACGTCCGCATCATGAGCGACACTTTCTTCAAGATCGACTCTTTCACGAGAGAAGACGTCGTAATTCCTTCGGAGTGAAACATGACAGAAAACGCAACGATATACGGTCAGCTTCAGTCTGAGAAGCTGGCGAAAGACAGCCATGTGGCGAGAGAGATAGTCAAGGAACTCAATCATTTTGAGATCAATGACAGACAACGATGGCTTGTCATTTACAACTTGGCCCTTGAACTAGAAGACGTGGAAGAAATGAAGACGCTGACATCCTTCATCAGAGAGACGAAGGGCAGTGACCTCTTCATCTCGAGGATGTATGGTTCTGACGAGGAGACAGAAAATGGGTAGATCAGTAAGCAATAAGTCCGGTGCTGTGGCAAAGAAGAACTCTGACGAGTCCGGACCCACGATCGCAGTACAACCAGGAGAGTCGTCTCGCCTCGTCGTCTTGCACGGAGACGTCAACGAGTCTTCGATCTCTCTCGTCGTCGCACAGCTACTTCACTTGGCTTCCATCAATCACAATCCGATCCATCTCGTCATCTCTACGTACGGCGGATCAGTAGACGAGATGTTCACGTTGTACGACACAATCAAGTTCCTTCCTTGCCCTGTCCATACAATCGCTCTTGGAAAAGTAATGTCCGCAGGCGTGTTGCTTCTGGCGAGCGGCACGAAGGGGCACAGAATGATTGGAAAGTCAGCAAGGATCATGATCCATCCTGTCTCGGGCGGAGTCATGGGAAACGTGTTCGAAGTCCTCAATGACACGAAAGAACACAAGCGCCTACAGGATCAGATGGTGGACGCAATCGTCAAAGAGACAAAGTCGACGAAGTCACAGATCGAGAAGATCATGTCGTCAGGACACGACTACTATCTCCTCCCAGACCAGGCAGTAAAGATGGGGATCGTCGACAAGATCATTGGAGATATCACCTGATCTGAATACGTACTTGTTGACATGATCTACTACCACGGAACCCTATCACGAAACGTCGATAGCATTCTTAGGACCGGTCTTCTGATAGGGTTCGGTTGGGGAGCAGAGAAACCAGGTGTATTTCTCTCCAGGGACTATAGAACAGCTTTGTACTGGGCTGAGAATGCTCATAAGACGTCAGGAGATCAACCTGCAGTCCTTCGAGTAAGCATACCAGACTCTCAAGTCACCAACGTCATCCCGAGAAAAACTAGCTTTGCAAAGCCGGGAGACGTCCAATACTTAGGTGAAATACCACCTGATTGGATCACCGACGTGAGCAGACAAACAGAAAATCGACTCTTTCCTCTGAGACGTTTCATCAGGAGCGTGATCTCAGAGATCTCCAAGAGCACTCCAGAATTTGCAACAGGAGAAAAGTATCTCGATAAGATCACTCCCTTTGGAAACTATGGTATGCTCCGCCCGCCTGAGACTAAAGAAGAGAAAGCATACAATGATGAACTCGTGGACTTCATCATCAAGAAGTATGACGAGATCTTCGAGACGGGCGGCTTCTATGCAAAGAAGTTTCTTCCCAACAACTTGGCCACGCTGACGGCAGATGACTACATCGACCAGCCTTATGCAGGTGATGTCATACATGCACTTGCACATGAGTCTACAATGAAGGGTGCTTACAAGCGCTTTAAGTACCAAGGAAGAGACATCGACAGGCCTGAGATCAATGACAATCTTTACGAGATAATGGTCTATTGGATTCAGTCGAATCCTGAGCAAGCCAAACGCGTCGGCGGCCCAGACTCACTCATCGTTCAGTCCATTACGAATCGCTTAGACAAGAAACCCAAGCCTACTCTAGACGTCGTCCGCGACTTCTTGAATCGCTACGGGTCTCAGTTTGACGAGTCGATCATCGCCCAGAGATTTCCTGATCTCGTCGACGAGATCGGAGGCAACGAACCAACGATGCTCCCAAGAACCGTCCAGGAAGAGTTCTTTTCGTCTCTGAAGAACGTGATCGGTAGAAATGCAAAAGTGAAAAAGGAAGATCTGACGACACCGCTGCAACTCTTCGGACAAGTCATCACCAGATTCACCAAGACTATGATAGGTGATCCTTCGCTTGGAAAGATGGCTCGAAAGGACTACGTTCCCGAGGATCATGCGAAGAAGCTGATGTCTTGGTACAACATTGTTCGTCTCAAGTCAATGACGCTGGCCAAGAAATACAACGTAGACATCGAAGGCGTTCACAAGAAGTTCGACAAGAAATAAGTCTACTGATACTTTGCAAATTTGCTTGGTCCAAGTATAGGATTGGATCCATGCCCCTTCATGACTATGTGAGGTACTTTCCCTTCTCGAAGATCAGACCCGAGCAGAGGAGAGCAATTGAGTTTGCAATTGACGCATACGAGTCAGGAAAGAAAGCCGTACTCCTAGAGATGGGGACAGGAACGGGTAAGTCGGCCACGGGTATCACCATTGCACGTTACATGGACGCTCACGGCGCCGTCGTCAAGGACGAAGACGGAATGCCGCTGAGCGGCGCCTACGTCATCACCACACAGAAGATCTTGCAAGAACAGTACATGGATGACTTCGGTCCTCGAAGCGGGAAAGGACTCCTGCGGACCATCAAGTCATCCTCCAACTACAAGTGCAAGTTCTACACAGATCAGTCTTGTGCTGAGTCGAAACGAGTGCTCTCCAAGCTCGGAAAGCAGCTGAAGGGTACGGAGTTCGAGAAGCAGTGCAAGGATAACTGCACGTATTCTCTAGAAAAACAAGACTTTATCGAGTCACCGTTATCTATCACCAATTTCTCCTATTTCTTGGCGGAGACCACGTATTCAGGAAAGCTTACACCTCGTTCGATGTTGGTCGTGGACGAGTGTCACAACACTGAGGGCGAACTAGGTAAGTTCATTGAGGTCTCTTTCTCTGAGAAGTTCGCGAGAGACGTTCTCAAGTGCAAGATGCCACGTCTGGACTCGCAGATCGCAGTGTTTGACTGGGTCAGGTCGACGTATCGCAAATCTCTCAATAAGTACGTCCGCGACCTCGAGAAGAATTTGGTGAAGATCTCTGATGCTACTGAGGGATACGGTGAGTACTCGAAGCAGTACGAGATGCTCGAGAAGCACACGGGCAAAGTAGATCAGTTCATCGAGATCTACAAAGAAGACAACTGGGCGATGAACGTGGCCTATCCACAGGAAGGCAACAAGAGAGGCGCAAGAAAGTTCGAGTTCAAGCCCGTCGACTTGTCGCAGTACAGCAAAGTCCTCTTCAAGTCAGGAGACCGTCTCTTGATGATGTCGGCGACGGTTGTAGACAAAGACGTCTTCTGCACGTCCATCGGTCTAGACCCGACTGAAGTGGCATATCTTCGTATTGCGTCTCCCTTTCCGGTCGAAAATCGACCCATCCACTTCGTACCCGTAGGCTCGATGGCAAAAGATTCCATCGACAAGACGCTACCTGTCATGGTCGAGGCAGTCAGGATGATACTGGAGAAGCACCCTGAAGAAAAGGGAATCATCCACACCACCAACTACAGAGTGGCCAAGTACCTCGTGGAGAACTTGAAGACCGGTCGGCTCTTGACGCATGATTCTTCCAACCGGGACGAAGTCTTGAAGAAACACTACGATTCCAAGGAACCCACCGTCCTATTGTCACCATCGATGATGGAAGGCGTGGACTTGGCCGACGAGGCATCAAGATTCCAGATCTTGTGCAAAGTTCCGTTTCCCTACCTCGGCGACCTCGTCGTGAAGAAGCGGATGGAGAGGAACAAGATGTGGTATCCGTACACCACTGCCAAGTCCATCATTCAGTCCTTTGGTCGTTCCATTCGCAACGAAAAGGACCACGCCGTTTCCTACATCCTCGACGCTGACTGGGAAAAGTTCTACTCCAGAAATCGTCAGATGTTCCCTGAAGACTTTAGGTCATCCTTCGTGTCGTAGGTTTACTTTCCGAGACATGACCATATATTCTGGGTCAGGAGGTTACATCTACCAATGAGTGATAGTCCCGTTTTATCCAAGTGGAGTGAGCTGAAGGCACTGGTCGAGGCTCTCGAGGTCGACGTCGCAAAGAACGCTAAGGGCGTTGCAGCAGCTGGAGTCCGCACACGCAAGGGCCTTCGACAGCTACAGACGCTCGCAAAGGAGTTCGTAAAGTTGACCCTTGAGACAGACAAGGCATCCAAGGACAGCAAGGACTGATTCCACAGTAGAAAGGGTGTCTCCTCAAATGAGGGAGCCACCCTTTTTGCTTTTAGCACCTATGTAAGAGGAACCATGAGATCACATACAGTAATCAGAAGACAGATAGCGGCCCAAGGCCTAGACCCGAAAGTTGCCTACGTTTCAGGAAAAAACGGAGAGCTCATCGCGAAGAAGCCTACCGAAAACCAAGAAGAAGTCAAATTCGCAAGGCGTGCACCCGAAGAGAAGCGTGTAGAAGCAAAGCAAGAAGTCCCTCCTACGGTCGTCCAAGTTGAGCAACCCGCCGTCGTCGTAGAAGAGCCTGTCCAAGAAGCACAAGCAGCTGCCGTCGTCGAAGAAAAGGCAGTAGAAGCTCCGCTTCCGCCGCCTCCTCCCGCAGGCAAGAAGAAGAAAGCGGTCACTGCCGAATGAACGCACGGATCTTCTGATAGATGCTCTTCTCTATCTGACAGATCCTCATTCTCGTAAGACCGTAGATCTTTCCAATCTCGTTGAGCGTCAGTGGACCGCCCTGTGTGGCGACCAACATGCAGTTCTTACCGCATGAAAAGTCAATCCACTGCTTGCAAGTCTTCCTTTGACAAGGGCATTCATGCTTGTCTACTGCTTCGTAGCAAGTTGAGTCCTTCAGTACGGTGAGTCTGTTTGTCTTTTTCTCTAGGAGGTTACTCATAGTTCTGTGTAAGATATTTTGGCGTCGATCTCAAATTGTATAAGACGCAACACCAGGAAACAATGAAAAAGACCTACATTCTCGACACCAACGTTCTCTTGAGTGATCCTAACTGTTTTCAGAACTTTCAAGACAACGATCTCATAGTTCCCATCCTTGTCCTGGAAGAGCTGGATCGACACAAGGGCAGATCCGACGAAGTGGGAAGGAACTGCCGAGAAGTCAGCAGGTTGCTGGACAAGCTCGGAGAAGACAAGAGCTTCAAGGAAGGTGTGGAACTACCCGGCGGCGGTAAGCTGAGGATCCTCGCATCGGCCAACGGATACAACGAGTTGCTACCGCCCGAACTCGTCCAGGGATCTTCCGTCGACAACATGATCATCGGTTTCGTGTTGAAGCTGAAGAAAGAGGAGTGCCCAGACGCGATCCTCGTCTCCAAGGACATCAACGTCAGGGTGAAGTGCTCTTCTCTTGGCATCGAGGCTCAAGACTATCTGTCGTTGAGGGTCTCGGACAGCATGGAGACGCTCTACACGGGAGTCCGTGTGATCTTGACGGAAGAGAGTCTCGTGGACGACTTCTACTGCGGCGGGACGTACACTGCCGCAGAAGTGACGAAGGAGCCGACGTATCCGAACCAGATACTCGTCCTCAAGTCCGTAGACGAGGAAGGCAACACCACCAAGTCGGCCCTCACTCGGATACATCCCGGTGGTACCCTGAGTCATCTCAAGAAATACGACGATATCTTTGGTGTAAGGCCTAGGAACAAAGAACAGTCATTTTCTATCGAACTCCTGATGGACCCCAGCATCAAGCTTCTGACTCTCACGGGTCGAGCGGGCTGCGGAAAGACACTCATCGCTCTCGCGGCCGGCCTAGAACAGCTCGACACCATCGGGTCAAAGAAGACGTATCAGAAGTTGATAGTGTCGAGACCTGTACAGCCCGTAGGAAAAGACATCGGATTCTTGCCGGGTACCCTTCAGGAAAAGATGGAACCCTGGATCTCTCCGATTCGAGACAACCTCGAATTCCTCCTCGGCTCTTCGGTCGGAAAGAAGGCGACAGCCCGAAGAAAGAAGTCAGAGGACGGGTCTTCCACGGGAGGTTTTAAGGATCCCTACTTGGACCTCATGCAACAGAAGGGTCTCATCGAGATCGAGGCGATCTCTTTCATTCGAGGGCGATCCATACCGAATGCTTTCATCATCATCGATGAGGCGCAGAATCTCACACTGCACGAGCTGAAGACGATCGTCACTCGAGCCGGTGAGGGTTCGAAGATCATCCTCACGGGCGACATCGAACAGATCGACAACGTCCACGTCGACACATTCACCAACGGACTCACGTATGCCGTGGAGAAGTTCAAGGAATATGACCTGTCGGGACATGTCACCCTGCTCAAGGGCGAGAGATCCGAGCTTGCAACTCTCGCATCGAAGATTCTCTGACCTTCGATGGGCTAGAACTGTGGCATCCACCATATTTGACATGTAGGGAATCATGAGCGGAATCCTCGACAACAAATCCAGAATCATCGATGCGATGTTGACGGTCGAGGGCCGCAGACAGATGGCAGAGGGGACCTTTGAGGTCTCCTATGTCACATTCAGCGATGCTGACGTCGCGTACATTCCCGACTCTGACGAGGGTCACGTGGATCCCACGAACAAGATCTACCTTGAGGCATGCAACCTGCCTCAAGACCAGATCACGTTCGAGGCAAACGACGAAGGTAAGCTGGTAGCCTTCAGGAGTCAAGACATCAAGTTGAAGCCTCCGGGCGGAAACGTGTATTTGCCTCATGCCGAAGGTAAGCTCGTCAACGGCAGGCTGTCAGTGCAGCAGTATCACCATGGAAGAAGAATAACTGCTCAATTCATCCAAGAGTCTTCGGATGACCTCAACAAGGGATTCGTCTACTCAGACACCACAGGTCTCACTGGAAGCGTTCTGATTGATCCGAAGATACTTGCAGGCAAAGTCATAGCTGCCGGTAGTCCTCCTTGGACGGCATTCGTCGGAACAAAGGGAGGCATGGGTCCTTCCCAATTTGTTCAAGCCATGTCGGGCGCCATTGCTCAGCTTCAGACGCTCGGAGGACCTAATGTCTTTACCGTCGCTGAGAACGATTCCCTGTATTTCGATGTCGCTGATTCCTTCGTAGGATCGATATTGAGACTGACAGGAAGTGAAGGTGTCTTGCCTCCCTACAACCTTTCCTCGCCGCTACAGGTCGAAGAAGGTGCTGTCGGAGGCAAGATTTTGATCGACGAGCTCGAGAATGCGTCGTTCGCTTCCCAGATAGGCGGAATCCTCACGTCCTCGTTCGACAACTTCCTGAAGATACAGTCGATCGCCTCGATCAATCGTCTCTATCAGGATCAGACATTCCAGCTATCAAACAACGAGCTGACTTTTGACCTCTCCAAGATCAATCAAAAGACCCTTGCGGCAACGAGCACTAATCCACCTACACTCAATTCGATCGACTCGCTCTTCAATGACGACAAGTTGAGTCATCTGGACAACTTCGCATATCTGCCGCCCATCGTCAAGACGTCCGATTCGTTAGTTCCTGACAAGACGCGCATCGACGCCCTGCAGCCTTATCTGTTGGGAGACTATCCTTCGTGGGGCGACAATGAGAAGAAGCTGAGCTTCTCAAAGCTCATGGAGCAACTGAAGGCGTACCAAGATACGCAAGCAAACGTGTTCGTCACTGAGACGTCAATGAAGAACACACTGATAGGACAGTTCTTTGAGATTTCCGACAGGACTGTGAGTAAGCTCGACGTCGTGGATTTCGGAGACGTTCGTAACGATGCCCAGTCGTCTTCGGTCGTGTCCCACAGGGTGTTCTTTGTCGGAAAGACGTACATAGACAACAGAGGAACGACTTGCTTCGTCAACATGTTCACTCTCATCTTTTCTAGGGTCAATGATGAAGAGAAGGTATTGGTCAAATGAACATCAAGCAAAGAAAAGCAGCATCCACCTCTTCTTCTTCAATCCTCAGCGTGAATGCAGAGACATTTGCTGAGATTGTCTCTCAGCAACGGGATGCCTATACCTTCAATATTGCCTTCAATCTTTCGTTGAACAACGTCAACAAAAAGATAGCTGACTACGACAAGGTGGTCATCACTGTCAAGAAGAAAGAGTCAAGGGCAAACGCCGCCACTTCGATACACTCTAATACTTCGTCGGCTGTTTCTGGAAAGAAGCCTAACGGTACTCCGTCTCCTTCGGTGCGAAGCCTGAAGCCAAACAATGGCAAGCAGATGAAGATTCTTCCTTCGAAGCTTTCTGACAAGCTATACGCTGGACTTCAACTGATCAAGGACATCGAATCGAAGGAAGACTATGTCGACAAGGTGACCGTCAACATATCTCCACACGTCGTGGATGCGACCACGAATTTGTACACTTATACTGAGCTTTTTGCTCCTTCGTACAAGACAGACCCAAAATTGCAGAGAAATCGTCTCAACAACTTGAGATTGAGTGGTAGCCCTTCGACGAACAAAACGTCCCTGAAGCAGACTGACTCACACAAGATCGATCCAAAGAACACGATAGAAAAGATCAATTCTGATCTCGTGGACATCACGTCTCCCGTGTACGATCATCGCCTCTCAGGTCTCACATCTGTATCTCATCTAGAGGATCCTTCGATACGTCAACGTCTCATCACGCAAGGAGCGAAATCCTTGGCTCTCGACATGTCCAAGTACTACTTGGACTATGTACCAGAGAGTCCCAAAGAAGCTTCTATGAAGTGGTACGATCAGAGGATCGTGACCAAGGCTCTCGATGCTGTCGAGATAACTGAGAAAGTCAGCATCAAGAAGAGCAATCAGAACCTCGTTTTGACGGTCAAATTTGACTTGTACAAGAGAGGAAAGAACACTGTCGAAGAGACGGTCAGCACTGACCTTTTCGTGTCGAATCACGTCGAAGCTTTCAATGTCTTCAAGGAGCACCCAGAGATCAGAGTAAACTCTTCACCCATATCGACTCAATCGACTCACAAGAAGACGCACACTGTATCGATATTCGACAAAGAGCAGCCGGGAAAGACAAAGGGCTTCAACGTATACTTGAAGAGCATCGCACAGAACGGAACAGCCAGTCCCTACGTCAAGATAGCCACGATTCCCAACAGGCGCGGAGAGAACAAGTATCAGTTCGAGACCATCACAGACCTCTCGGTCCTTCGAGTCGTGCCATTCGATGTTCAGAACAAAGAGTCGAACTTGTATGCAAGCGAAGTGTTGGGTCCTGGTCACAAATCCATGGGGTCACTCACGATTCTCCCACGCCACATGGGAAAGAACAGAGTCCGGGTCGACGTCTTCAATATTCCCAAGCAAACAGCAAGTCTGACTCTGTATCGAAGAGATTGCACGTCCAATCCAGACGAGAAATTCTCAGCCTACGTCACTACGACGAAGCAGACGACATCCCAGTATGTCTTCTCAGACGAGAAAGCGCAAGAAAATCACACGTACGAGTATTACGCGGTCGCGACAGTTTTTGGAGCCACGACGGCGACCGCTGTTCCTCTGATATCCAATTATGCGATGTTCAAGAATACTCCTTCTGCGGATACCACCCGTTCCATCAGCGTAGAATTGTCAGGAGTCACGACACAAGTTGCTGATACCGGAGAAGCATCGGTGTCGTTTGGTCTGAAGACCACTGTGTCTCCTTCTGAAAGTGCATTGATCACAGAGACGCTCAAGACCCAATACCCAGAGATCTACAGTCAGTACCTTGATCCTGCCAACAATTCGTCTTCACCTCTAGGAAGCACAAAGGGCATTCCTGTCTATTCCGACTTGTTCATGCACGAAATTGTCCGGACAAACTTGAACACCGCCGAGAGAGAGTTCTTCTCTCTCGTCTCTGACGGGGCCTTCAATGACAACTACACGTCTCAGAAGATCAATAACGTCAAGCCGATCAATCCTCAGCACGTGTACTTCTATCAGGTCTTCACGTACAAGAAGAATCCAATTGAGATCTTCAAGAATTTCGTTGCGAGAGGTGTCAACAGTCGAGGCAAAGAATGGTTCTACCTTCCCTACAAATGGAAGAACGTGTCAGCTATCAATGGGAAGCTTTATGCCGACGACGAGAACGGAGTACCAGTTATCGACACGTACGAGCTGCTCACATCGGAAGCCTTTGGACTGACTGCGACATATCAGACTGAAGGATCCACACAGTTCACAGAACTGTCACAAATAGACGCAAATAGAATCGATAGGAACACCGTAAAGATTGTTTGGAATTTTCAGAACAAATCCCAGAACAAAAGGCTGGACCTCTACGACTGTTTCGTCGTCCTCAAGGTGGTCAACGGCGTCAGGTCTTTCGTCGGAAGGACTTCCAAGAACTACATCTATCACGAGCTCACTTCCGAAGACTTGGGAACGATCTACTATATCGTGGTGCCGATCATGTCAGAGTTTGACATCGACAATGCAGGTTTCTCGAGCCCTCTTCTCATTACGCCCGAAGGAATCGCACCGAAGATAAAGGCGTCAAATTTCAAGATTTCGATACAGAAAACTACGAATCGACCGACTGTTGCACAAAGCAGCACTCAAGTACTTTCAGGTCAACAGAAACAAGTCTCTTATTCGTTGAAGTGAGCAATCATGGCCAAGTCCTCAAGACAGACGAGCGGTTCTCAAGCCAATCAAGACAACAACACTTATCACACAACACCTGCCTCGACGACAAAGAGCAGTCCCAGGCAGACATCTGCAGCAGCCACTAGCCCCATATCAAAAATGATGTCAAGAGCTTCGGCAGGAGCTCCGCCACGCCCATCCAACACTCCCTCAAAAAGATCAACCACTACTTCGAGGGCAACGGCGAAGATACACACGAAGAACACGACACTTGCCGATGTCGACTCTTCCAATCTAGAGACGTCATCTCCTTCGAATACAGCTGCCAAGATCTTTTCGATAAACACGGGACTGCCAGATTCTCAGCCGACGATAGTCCTGACTTCCGAGTTCATGCCCGTGTACGACGGAAATGACAAGACGATGCAGGGAAAGATGCTTCATCTCAAAGAAGTTGGAAGCTCTGTCACAGCTAAAGTTGCAACCAATCTTCTCGCGCAGAGCGATGACGTGAAGACTGTCATCCAGGACAACAAGAACGAGCTGCTCTCCTATGCATCAGAAGAAAAGAACTTCCTGAGAAATTTGACAATCACGGTCAACGATGCTGTCAACACGCTCGATGTCACAACCTTCGCTCTGCCCAACATAGTGGGGCATGACACGGTGGGAAGCCTCTATGAGATACTGCGAAAAGGTGGCTATGGTTCTGACATGATCACCGACTTCTCTGAGACGAAAGTGTGGCAACAGTCGCTCGTCGAATTGAAGAGAACTCTCTTGACTCACTCTCCTGACTTGACTGCGCAGCAGTACATTCGAAAGAAGTCAACCGAAGGAACAGACAGAGATCCCTATCTCCTATCCGACGTCGTAAAGCAACCTGAAGACATGATTCGTCTGTGGATCAATCCGTTCTACAACGGATTGCCTCTATTCTCTAACATGTCCATCTCTCAACAAATTGACGCGAATCTCAACAGTCTCATAGACTTTGGAAAGAACCAATACGTCAATCTTGCAGCAGCCAACACATCTCAGAGGTCGACTTCGAACAGAGGACCCAGCTCTCCTGCCTTAGGTGTGAAAAGCATTTCCCGCTCTCCTGACGTCCTGATGCCTTTTGAGGATGCAGGAAGAGACATCAGTATCTTGGCCAACGTCTTGATCAAAGAGGCGTTCTATTCTTCGTACCTCTTGGCCAAAGAGAACGCTTCGTATCTCTCCACAAGATACGGATTCAGTGTGAACAGCACGTCAGGAGACAACTTCTCAGTCTGGGACTACCTCATTGGAAAGTTTTCCAAGTCCGTCCTAGAGTTCCCAAAGATGCCAACGGGACAAGGAAGATCACTTGTGAGCTTCTCTCAGGAGTCAGTCGGTGCAGGAAACGACCTTTACAACGTCTTGACTTTCGAGAGAAATTTCATCGAAAATTCTTCTGTGACGCCTGGTTCTTACTACTACATCGACAGCGCTCTCAACACAACCGACGGCAAGAGCTTCGACTCCGCGAGACTTGATTCTCTGATCACTAAGACGATTGACGCACAGCAGACTGCCAAGACGCTCTTTGACATCCTCGGGTATGACATCAAGTCGGCCAATGTGACAATCGAAGGCGTCAACGAGAGGTATGAGCGCCAGGATACGACTCCCGAGTTATCGCTGGAGGGAATCACGAATAGCCTTAACATGGTGACGACCATGTATTCGAACTTCCTCGGCGTACAACCGGACGGCGGAGTTTACTCAAAGGCCAAGACGCCTTCTTTCGCTTCGCCGGATACTGACGAAATCTCTACGAGACTTGCAGCGACAATCTGCAAGGCAGCGATAAGACCTGACATACCCTACAAGAGTCTAGGCGAAAAGCTGAAGTCCCAGCTCTTTCTCTTGTTCATCAATGGAGTACTCCAGAAGGTGGATGGTGCCAAGAATCAACAGACCATCGTCGAAATCACGGCACGAATCAACAAGCTTCTGCTCTCTGTCGACTCAAAATACGACAACGACAACATAGGAGATGCATTTGACGAAGGACGCATCTATAGCCTCTACCAAGTTCCTGAAACCGACTCGGGCAACATCAACCTTCAGTCCATCATGCCACTGAAGATCGACATGACATCAGGACTCTGGGCATCCATTTTGGACCTGATGACAGGAATCTATCAGCATACAGCGATATACACGGGAGACTCGACGGGCTATTCGGGCCTCTCAAAGGTCGCTTATCTGTACAGCTACTTCGACCTGATCATGAGAGTAATCGCTGTACAGACTCCCGAGAATCTGATAGGCACATACACGAGAAAGCAAGACGTCTATTCCGGATCGGGAGATTTTGCCACTTATCAAGGTACGAAGACGGCAGAAGTCGGACTAGTCTTGGACGGCTACGATTCCGTCGTAGCCTCCGACTATTTCGCCGTGTACGACGTCCCAGGAGGTGAGTCCAAGCAGGTCTACGCGAAGAAGATCTATGACGCGCTTCACTTCTTAGATGCGGAAGACACCATCACGGTCAGGAAGCTTTCTATCTTCAGGAAGTACCTCTCAGTCCTAGGAGACAGGCTTACTTCTCTAAAGACCTATCTGACACAAAACTTCGTTTCACACATCAGCTCGACGCAAAGCTTGTTGGCCCAAGATTCTAGCCTCAACGACGACCAAAGAAGCTTTCTCTTGAACTTGTCGTTCACAGAAGAGCAGACGAGGATGTCGACTTATGTGCTCTCTGAGATGTTGGATAGGGTCGCGGAAGGAAAGGACACGACTTCCAAGCTGAGTGCTCTTCCGATGTTCGTGGATTTCCCTGACAACTTCGTCGATTACCTCAGCGTCAACGAGACGGATCACGTCTCTTTCACGATGCTTGCTCCCTACTTCAATTCTCCTGAGTTCATGAAGAAAAAGGGCAACAACAAGAAGATCATGTCGATCGGCATACCACCGAAGCTCAACAGGTCGATAAGGTCGATGCCGAGAACGTCGATCAAGAATTCGACGGGCTTGATGCAGAATCTCGTAAGAATAAAGGTCTACAAGCTCGACAGACTACATCCCGACGTGGTGTTTCATCCCAAAGAGTTCCTCTTTGAAATGTGTCGTTTTCCTACGAGGATCCTCAGCAACTGGGACTTCAACTCATTCTTCCAAGACAACGTCAACATACTCACGATACCCACGAAGATGGTGTATCCTGACGGACATGTCGCAATCGACAAAAACTTCTCCGAAGCCTTCGGAAGAGAGTATTACGGAAACTTTCTGGACGGAAAAAGCGAAGAAAAGTTTCAAGTCTACTCGAACCACGTCACGAGTTTTCTCCTGGAAGAATACCTCAGGTGGTTCACTGAATGTCGATTCGAGGACAGTCGGTACCACAACTATGCCGCGCTGAGCCCAATCATGGAGTCGATGGAACAACAGTTCCAGAAGTACCTTGATTTCGTCAAGGCAACGGGCAGTCCTTCCGCAACCGTCGATTCCATATCGCAGAACTCGAACGGGCAGTCCGGCAATCAGTCACAGTTCGTCGATCCACAAAGCGGTCAAGCGTACTCGATGCCGGGCCCGGGAAATTCCATGAACGGTCAGCCTGGTAAATCGGGAAAGACGCATGTGGTTCCTGTGAACGACACCGTCAAGATGTTCTTCAGAAACGAGACACTTCTCTCAAACTTGGATGAGTTCAAGAAGAGAATCGTTTATCCAAAGAAGTTCGATCGAGTGTTCAATGTCATCATCGACCCAGACGACTTCTATGTCGATACATCCATGACATCGACGCTAGACTCTTTGGTGAAAGCAAAGATAATCATTGCGGAACAGAACCAGAACAACGCCTCAGAAACTGTCTATCGTCACAGAGACACGACACCCGAAGACGTGTCTCTTGACGAGTACTTCGTGACCGTTGAACCTTACGACTACGTACAGCAATACACAACGTGAGATAAAGATGCCCCTAGTCGATCAAACGCCGAGAAGTCATTCGCCCTCCAAGATTCTTGCTGACATCCCTCAGCTTCGCTCCTCAAAAGATGAGACGCCTGCAGCGGAGCCAGAAGAGATTGCCGTACCCGTAGGAGATCTCGGTAAGTCGCATCAGTTCTCGAAGAGCAAGATGTCTGATCCGTCGCACAGCATCGACGAGATAAACGTCCCAGAAGTCACCGATCTCACAGCTGAATTCGTGTACAACTACTACACTGTCGACGAACGTGTGGCCCCATATCAGAAGGACGCGACGATTTCTACCGTTTCTTCTATCAATGGACAGAAAGTTCTTAGAACGAACCACACGGACATCGCAAGAATACCTCGCTACGTTTCGATCAAGTGGAACGCCCCGGTGATCTCGAAGTTCGAGTCAAGCCAACAAGACACGTCACAAGATTCGTCTGCTCAAGATTTGTCCATCGAGGGAAACCATGACAAAGTGATATCCGAGGACAACTTCTTCAATGAGTCGTATGTCAATCATACTTTCTCTAGCATCGAAGCGATTGAGCAGGGAGCCACGGATCTTGAAAACTACAGCCGCTTCTATTTTCATGACGCCGAAAGTCTGTCAAAGATGTCGAAATACCAGATACAGTCTGCAGCCGACGTCGGAGACAAACAAGACCAAGCTTATCAGGCTCAGCTTGGAAAGATGTCTGATGCCTATGGCATGCTTTCAGATTTCCCACAGACTTCGTTCGGACTGAGGGTGTACGACGAGAAAAAGAATCTCAACGACAGCGACGATCTCTTGAGGTCGATCACCGACTCGCTGACGCTCACGATGAAGATCAACAGCTCCGTGATACCCGATGTGTTCAAAGACTCGGCAGTCAAGCAAAATGCTGATCACTTGAACAATCTAAGAGTCTCTCACTCCAACTTCAAGTTCGCTTCGACGAGAGGAAATGCGTCCAAGGCACAAGAGTTTGACCCCGTCTATAACGATTCTTCGGCGACCGAGACTGCAAAGCTCAAGCATCCCGCAAAGATGCTGGGATACATCATCGATCGATATGTCGCGACAGGTCAAGACTTCAGGAAAGAGAAGACGTTCTTCGTTGAGTCGATAGCTACTACTTCTTTTCTCGACGACACAGTCCTGTATGGATACACATATGTCTACACGGTTCGTGTCGTCTCTGCAGTAAAGCTTCTCACATACAATAGCGATTCTACGGAAGTGGACGTTTCCACCGTCTATGTGAGCTCTCGTCCCATCTCCTATCCGATCGAGACGTTCGAATATCAGCCTCCTCCACCGCCCAACGATCTCAAATTCGTTTTCGACTACGTCAAGAGGAATCTCGTTGTCAAGTGGGACATGCCTTCCAACCCCCAGAAAGACGTGAAGCAGTTCCAGGTGATGAGGAGAAAGTCGATCAAAGAGCCATTTGAGCTGATAGCACAATATGGATTCGATACGTCGAGGCCCGGTATGGACCAAGAGAGGTATAAGACTGGTGAAGCTGTAGATGCAAACAACACTTCCCAGATGGATCAAGGCCTACTGTATCTCGTAAAGACGCAGACAGCCTCCAACGCAGACAAATCGTATCCCATCTATATCCATGTCGACGAAGACTTTACTGTGGACCCAGAGTTCTATGAGTCTTCTGCATACATCTATGCGATTTGCAGCATCGATGCGCATGGTCTGATATCCAACTACTCATCCCAACATCACGTGACTTTTGACTCATACAAGAACAGACTTGTCACTAGCGTCGTTTGCGATGCTGGTTCTCCCAGGGCGTATCCCAACATGAACCTGAGGATGGACGCATTCAAGGACGTCATCTCTGTCGAGGGCGACATCGCGAGAAAGCTGACGGTCTACTTCTCACCAGAATATCTCAAGTTGAGAGACGAGAAGAACTCTCAGTACAAAGTAGTAGAGGCACAGACCAACACGGCCAATCCTTACTACCTCTTTCAGATGATCAATCTCGACAACCAAAAGCTTCAGCTTCTGAAGATCAACATAAAAGATCCTCAGAATTTAACAACATAGACGACCCTGTACCATGTCACACAGGACTATTTCGAGTCAAAAAAGAACTCGTGGTCATATTTGTAGATGCGAAAGTTAGAAAGGTCGATGTGCAATGGGATGGCTTGATCACAGTACCAACAACATCATTCTCGACGCGGTGTTGACCGACTATGGTCGTCAGCGCCTCGCCACAGCAGGCAATGCCTTCAACATCACTTCATACGCTCTAGGAGACGATGAGGTCGATTACCGACTCGTCAAGAAGTACGGTCGCACCGTCGGCAAAGAGAAGATCGAGAAGAACACTCCCATCTTTGAAGCACTCACGAATCAGAACGTAGCTCTCAAGTACAGGCTGATCAGCACAGAGACTGACGGTCAGACCATTTCTTCTGTGTATCTGCCTACACTGAAATTGAACGGTAGCACTCCTGCTTTGCAGAAGTCAGATAGCTCTACGGTGAAGTTAGACCTATACTACGGTAAACTGACAGGTGCACAGTTCCCTGGAAACTTCATTCAGACGAGCTATTCTATCAAGGTGTCGGACAGGTTCTTCGAGATATCGATGGCAAACGGTGGAACGGGAACGCTCTCGGCACCTGACCTCGCGAGGAACTTGGCGAATGCAGGAGATCCCAACAGGACTGCGACGTATACTTTGACGCTTCCCAAGGGATCCACGACCACGCAGATCTCTTTCGATGTGAGGGCACGTCCCATCGACAACACGACACTCACGGTATACGGCAAGAGGACAGAATCTTCGTCGGTTCGAACGATCACGAGCTACATCACGGTCATCGGTGAGAGACACGGATGTTCAATCACGATACCTGTCACGTACACCGCATCGCTATAACAGGAAGAGAACCGGAACTCGTAGGGACTGAAACAAGATGGCAACCAAAAAAGAAATCCTCGCCAGTGACAAGAAGACGACACGTTCGTTCCTCAATCAGCTGATCGACGTACTCCAGGAGGACATCAGCTCTTCCGTGTCACGTCGAAAGTATCAGGTGTTCGTCACGGGCGGCGTGGGCCCAGGTGTGACGTCATCACTCTTTCAAACCGTCTACGATCAAGACTTCACTCTTCAGACTGCAAACCCAGTGTTCGACATCACTGTAGGTCTTGCACCGCCCGATGCGAAGACGAACACGGGAGTCGTCAATGCCAACGGAGTCGCAGCCAAGGCATCACCTTCGTCAGACACGAACGGTAAGTACCTATATCCCAGCCAGTCCCTCATGATGAGGGAGAAGACTGACATCTACAGTCAGTTCGCCCAGACGCTGTTGGGAAGCAGGACTTCGATGTTCAAGTTGCCCGTAGACGCGTCTCTGCAGACGTCTCAGACAAACACCGACATCGATGCTGCACTCTTCATCGCCTTCAAGCGCCTCTTCGCAAGGGACCAGATCAAGAGAGAGACGTTCGCGATGCGTTTCTACTCGAAGGCCGCTGCCGTGAGAAACCGAAGCTCTGCAGGTGACCTCGACATGCCCGTCGGTTTCTCGGGAGACGTCGGTGCAAATGCAAACATCGGACAGCCGAATCTCTACATCACTTCACCCAGCGGTTCAGTGATCTTTACTGACATCGGCTCTTCCGACTCGAGGTACTTCGACGTCGGAGGCCAGTACGGATATCTCGTCAATGCCTCCAGCACGACACAGGCTGTAGGCCTCCTGTACTACGACTCTGGCATCGCCGTCCTCGACGTACAGAAGATCACTTCTGGAACGCAGTTCTTGTCGGGCGTCATATCGGCCATGCATCCCCTCGGCAAGATGGTGCTGGGCGCCTACAACACGGGAATCTCAGCAGACTACAACTCTGTGCATCCGCTGACTTGCTCCCTCGTCCCAGACCTCATGGTCTCCGCATCCGTCGACGACATCGTGGACCACTTCTGCTACTCACGATTCGGCTCTGGCGCGCTGACTGCGATAACGTTCCAGAACGTGACGAACATCAACTCTTCGCTCATATTCTGCAGGGCCCTTCCCGACGACTTCAACTATTCGTCGAATCCGACCTACATCGAACCTGCAGGAGTGGGCGCCACAGACTACGAAGGTCGTCTGACGGTATACGATCCTGCTCTCCCAGAGGAGACTCAGGAACCGTTCACGTACATCACGACAATCGGTCTGTACGACAACTCGGACGGGCTTCTCGCCGTCGCGAAGCTCAGCAGACCAGTAGAGAAGAATCCCGGAAGAGACCTGACATTCCGAGTTCGTCTCGATTTTTAGTCGTTGCTAAACTCCAAGCGGAGTATAGTTATAGACGATGTTAATCGAGATCTTTGAACGTCGTTCTTCTGACACAAATCGTAGAAGCATAGTCTACATTTTGGAGTGTGAGGCTTGCGGCAAACGCAACGAAGGATCTAAATGTAGATACGAAAGAAGTAAAATGCACTTTTGTGATAATAAGTGCAGAGGGCGTTATAAGAGAGAGCATCCTGAGACGTGGAGAGCGGCCATAGAGTCTCTGAACTCTCTAGAGTCTCATGCAAAGGCAAAGGAGACAATCTCTGCACTTGCTGCTGAAGGCAAGTGGAAACACTGGCTTGGAAAGCACCACACTGAGCAGACTCGAAAGCGTCTGAGTGAGGTCTCTAAGGGCGGAAAGCGATCCGGCAAGAACAATGGCATGTTCGGACGCAATCACTCTGAAGAGACGCGGTCTAAGATGTCTGAGAAGAAGTCGAAGGCGATTCTCGAGGGTAGATTTAAAGCATACGGAACTCGAAACAAAAAAGGCTGGTACACGTCAACCAAGACTTCCAAGAGGCATTTTTTTCGTTCGAGCTGGGAAGAGGCGGTGATGAAACACCTTGACTCCTGCGATGTTGTTCTGACGTGGGATTACGAGTCGGTTCGAATTCCATATCTCTATAGCAACAACAAGCGCTGGTATGTCCCGGATTTTTTGGTCACTTTCTGGGGCGGTGAGACTGAGATGTGGGAGGTCAAGCCTAAGGAGTTTCACCTCACAGAGCGTGTGATCAGAACCTCGGAGGCTGGAAAAAAATATTGCGCTGAGAATGCAATCTGTTCGTATGTCTTGCTCGATAGTGAAGGTCTTGCTCAACGAGGAATTATTTGATGTATGATCAAATCGTAGACCCTATAGTTAGACACACATGTCTGTCATAAAGATAACCAGCAGCGACTATGAGACGTTCACACTAATCACGACTCCACATCGTAGTTACGTCTCTAGCTCGTTCGGCGTCACGGGGTCCATCAAGGTCTTCCCGAGGCAGTCTGACATCGAAAAGAACACGTCGCAGTCGTTCTACTTCAATGACAACGCTGCGACGGCTCTCGTCGACATCAACTTCGACTCGGCAGCAAAGAAGATAGCAGGCGAGGCAAGAACGAAGAGAGCTCAAAAGCTTTCGATAGAAGACAAGGCGACGTCGTATCTCAGCCTGGTGTCGAAATCTTCCGTGGCTCCCACGTCAGTCCTAGACGTGGAACGATTCACACCGACCACGAAGTTCACGAAATACACGATCTGCAAGAACAACATCAAGGACATGTTGATGCCTCGGTATCTCACCGAGTATCCCCATGCTCAGTGGGCCTACACCAACTACCATTCCCTCAACTTCTTCACTTCGATGCAGGGAACGAAGCAGCTAGTTCCTACTGCTTCAGTCTTGCTGTACCCCAATCTCTTCAATCCTCTCGATGAGCCCGACGTGCCTCTTCAGGAGGGTTATTGCAACGGTCTCTACAACATCTCCGGCGCATTCAGCTTCGACTTCTACATCAACCCGAGATACAAGACGGATGGCCTCGACGCGGGACACTTCAAGGCGGGGACCATCTTTCACCTCTCTTCTAGCTACGCTGTGTCCCTCGTATCGGGCACTCTAAAGGACGAGAACGGCCTGCCAGAGGGATTCAGGATACAGCTCCAGCTGAGTCACAGTGCAGACTATGCACCCTCAAAGTTCATACCTGGAAGCTATCCTCATGATCTCATCTTTCTCTCGGACGACAACTCCCTACGATACAACAAGTGGCACCACGTCGTAGTCCGCTGGGGTTCGAAATACATCAACGACGGTACCGGGTCTTTCGTGATCGACGGAGTCAATCGAGGCAACTTCGTCGTACCTTCTGGGACAATCAACCCGAGATCGTTCGATGCGACAACAGGTCCCAGCGTCCTCTGTGTCGGCAACTACTACGAGGGAACGAATCAGGGAATGTCTGCCCAGACCATCTTCTTCGCGCCCAATCCTGCGAAGAGAGACGGGCTAGAACAGCTCACCACTTACGCCGCAGAAGAGCCTGCGCACTACGCCTTTAGGCATCCTCTCAAGGCCGAGGTCCACGACCTCACGATCAGGAGATACTTCATGTCTGACGCTGAGTCGTCTACGACGGGCTCTCGAGGTCCTGGAACAGACGCGTTCGTCAGAAAGAACATCGCCTTCTATCTGCCACCCTTCTTCATAGAGGACGTTCCCCTCCGCCGCTACGTCGGCGACCACGGTGGCGTGTTACAGACTCCCTTCTTCGAAGTGGACGGAACGACAGACGATCCTTTCAACGTCGCGATGGCGTTCGGAGTCAACGGTCACTACATCAACCTCGAGAATTTCGCAAAGGACTTCACGAACAAGAGATTCCCGAGGCTCCTCAACCTCACGGGCACCGCGATCGACCACACCACTGACGCCCTCGAGGCCAACTACTTCCTGTACCAGGACGGTGGAGTGGCGAAGAGGAACCTCACGATTCTTCCCTGTGACGACGGGGCGTTCGATCCCAACTACGACATACTGAAGAGCGAGAACACGCAGAACAAGTACGCCGACCAGTACGGCACCGTCGACTACAGCTACATCAACCTCGACAAGCTCTTGTCGACTGCTTCGCTCCTCGCCGGTGGCATCAGTCAGTACAGCTCAGACAGCGAGACGTACGAAAACTTCCAGCGACAGCTACAGGGTTTCACACCTGAGCAACCTGGACTTCCTCCCGGAGACGCAGCTCTCGCCTACTACAACAAGATCAACAACATCGTGACAGACATTCCTGCAGGCCAGGACGCCTCGTTCGACAGGGGAGTCCAGCGCGGAGTGCCGCTCACGATCTACAACAGACTTCAAGACGCTTCTTCGAATCAGATAACGATCTTCAACATCAGCAACCTATACTACGGTCGAAGGATACAGCCAGGGTCCTTCGAGATCAAGGACACCTCCCTCTCTGGTTCCCACGGCGCCGTCAAGATCACTCTACGAGACGACTCTCTCGGAAACATCTATCGCGCAGATGCCCTGACGACCCACGCCACGCAGAACTCTGTAGGCAACATCTTCTACGACGAGGGCATCGTCCTCATCAAGAACCCGCACCTCTACTTCTTCGGCAAGGAGCAGTACGAGATGTCCTTCAGGGGTGTCTACAACATCTACTCCACGAAGTACGAGGTCCTCGCAGGTCCTGGCCTCTTCAACTCTTCTTCGAATGCCACGTACTCAGCCAACTACGGCAAGATCAAGGCCTCTTCCTCGCCCGTCGACAACGAAGACTTTGTCTACATCAGCGGAATGAACTTCCACGACGAGAACATGAACGTCGTCGCGAAGGCGAAGCTCGCACAGCCCATCATCAAGCGTGAAGGAGACAAGGTTCTTTTCAAGGTAGCTTTCGATTTTTGATCTGACGTTATACTTAAACGTTATGATCGTCGAAATCAAAGAACAGCTGCATAAGAACGAAGGCACATCAAAGAAAACTGGCAAACCTCCACGTGCCCTCGTCATCAAATGTGACGGATGCGGAGACATGTTCGAGCGAAAGTGGCTCAAGGAGACCTACGATGCTCCGAAGCATTTCTGCTCCCTAGCATGTCACTACTCCCATCGGGGCGGCGTTGGCGGTTACGGTGCAGACGTGATCGAAGCTCCTTGCCTTACGTGCGGTAAGACTCTAAGATTCAGAAAGGTCGGCGGAGAGAGGAAATGGGGCAAGACGTGCTCTAAGACCTGTTACGCTATGTACAGATCGAAGAACCCCGACCTTTATGCTCAGAACACGTCAGCGATGCACACAGAAGAGTCGTGGCAGAAGATCCGAGAAGACGTACGACACCGAATGTCCCAAACAGGATGGACTCCCAACTTCAAGGGAGAGCACCATACTGATGAGACAAAGGCGAGGATCAGGGAGGCAAAACGACTCAATCCTCCCGTCGGAGAGAAGAATGGCATGTTTGGCAAGAAGCACACTGAGGAGTCAAGAGTCAAGATGTCCGAAGCAAACTCAATCGGCATTTTGAGCGGGAATAGAAAAAGTTATGGCAAGAACGGTCATGTGAGAGGTGACTATGTGTCGTCAAAGACACGCAAAATTCATCATTATAGGTCTTCTTGGGAACTAGCAGCGATGAAGTATCTGGATAAAGTAGACAGCGTTTTACGTTGGGACAGCGAATGTCTACGAATTTCTTACATCAATGTGACAAAACGCTGGTATGACCCTGACTTCTTCGTCGAATACACCGACGGCCGCAAGGAGATTTGGGAGATCAAACCCAAGGAGTTTGTCGATTCTCGAGCCTGTCAACTGAAGACTGAAGCAGCACAGAAATACTGTGAACAGTCTGCAATCGATGCATACGTAATTCTCACGAGAGACGACCTCAAGACCCGAGGAATCCTTTGACATGAAACCTCACCTCGCCTCGTCCATGGCAGGAGTCCATCTCTTCGTCCATGTCAAGCTCTTCTCTACGTCGACCTGTTTCAAGGGCATCAGAGAGGACGGTCACGTAGAAATATGCGTGTCGGCAAAACCCAAGAAGGGAGAAGCCAACGACACACTGTTGAAGTTCCTCGCTTCTTTCTTCGATGTGCCAAAGACATCTGTGATAATCGTGTCGGGTCACAAGAACAGAAACAAGGTAGTGTTGATTCGAGACACGTCGCTCCACATCGTCGAGGAGAAGTTGAACCATGCCCTCAGAGAAGAAAGTCAAGAAACCCCGAAAGAAGAGAAAGCGCCGGGGACACTATCAGAGGGGTGAGTACACCTCCACGAAGTCGGGACAGGTCTGTAAGTTTCGAAGCGGCTGGGAAGAGAAGATGATGGTCCATCTCGACGCCAACCCAGACGTAGAGTCCTGGACGTATGAGCAGACCGTCATAGAGTACGTCTCGAATATTCGATCGAAAAAAGTCCGGAGGTATTACCCTGACTTTTACGTGAAATATACAGACGGCCGCGCTGAGGTGATTGAAGTGAAGCCCAAGAGGAAGCTCGACCAGTTGACAGTACGTAAGAAGGCAGACGCCGCTCGGATGTGGTGCAGTGAACGCGGTTTGGTCTATAGAATAATCACAGAAATCGAACTAAAGGATATGGGCCTCCTATAGAGGAGATTTACCCGGGTCACGCAGAGGCAACAATGGAGCGATGCCTAAGCTAGTTCTTGGTCTGGATGTCTCGACGTCCTGCACTGGTGTGTGTTTCCTCGACGCAGAAGTCCCTCCCGACGACAAGGGTTCACACATCGTTCGTCTGGATTACATCGACTTCAAGAAGTGCAACGGATTCTTTGAGAAGGCCGACCGCGTGAAGGCCGAACTTCTACGCCATGTCTCAGAACTGGGAGAGACGCCGTCCGTCTTCTCCCTCGAGGAGCCTCTTCTTGGATTCTCCAAGGGAATGTCATCCGCTTCCACCATCACCACGTTGATGCGCTTCAACGGCATCGTCTCTTACATCGGAAGGTGCATGTTCAATGTCGATCCGACGTACATCTCGGCGGCATCGGCAAGAAAGTCTTGCGGAGTCAAGCTCGTGAAACGTGCGATAGGGGGTCCTCAGAAGGAGCAGGTCTTCAATCACATGTCGGAGAATGATCTGAAACACGTGGTGTGGGCCACCAAGAAGAGTGGTTTACCTATCGATGCCTCCCGCGACATGACGGACGCATACGTAATTGCGCGAGCTGCTTCTATCTTGTGACCCAAGAAAATGAACACTTGATCTCTCTCGCGTTACGGTTGGACCGTGGCCATACGTTCTGTCTCCGACAGCATCGCGTTCTACGAGTCCGTCTTTGGAAAGGGACGCATATCTGCGAACGGCATTAACTTCGATGTTCGTTGCCCGATATGTGCCCCTTCCGATCCTTCTAAGAAGAAACTTTCGATCAGGACCGACACTTCTGCCAATCACTGTTGGGTATGCGGATTCAAGTCCCGGTCCATCGCGCCTCTGATCAGAAAGTACGGGACACAATCTCAGCTCGCTGCTTTCAGAGATCTCTTCGGTATAACTGACCATGCGTCTCAACTTGTCACAGGTGAGCGTGAAGATGTCAAGAAAGTTGAACTCCCCGGAGACTTTCAGCTTCTCACTCTCGCATCTGTCTCAGATCCAGACGTGAAAGCTGCCTGGAGGTACGTTCTTGGTCGAGGCCTCACAGAGAAAGACGCCTGGTATTTCAAGTTTGGTCTCTCCAATGAGCCTCGATGGCGTCGTCGCATCATCATTCCCTCTTTTGACTCCCTGGGCAATCTCAATTACTTCACTGCGAGAGCAATCGACAAGGACAAGAAGCCGAAATACGACAATCCCGACGTGGACAAGAATCCTGTGATCTTCAACGATATCAACATCGATTGGTCAAAGAGATTGGTTCTCTGTGAAGGTCCGTTCGATCTCGTCAAGTGCCCCGAGAATTCCACTGCAATTCTCGGATCAGACCTCGACGAACGACACGAAGTTCTCAACAAGATACTGATGAATGGAACCCCAGTAGCTTTGGCTCTCGACGGTGACATGTGGACCACAAAGACTCCCAAGATCGTTAAGAAGTTTCAGGAGTATGATATCGATGTCGTCGTCGTCGACGTTCGTCCCTGGGGAGACCCGGGTAGCATGTCGAAGTTTGAGTTTGAGAAGGCACTTTCTGAAGCCCGTCGTCCCACTTGGGAAGATAACTTTGCAATTCGTCTCGAGAAGGCTTCCGTAATGCGTCCAAACTTCTAAATGACGTGATATTTACGTGCACAGACATGCACACCGCAGCCCTTAGACACATCAGCCGCAACTCAAAGAAGTCTTCTGGTCCCGTGATGAGTGAGGCTCGCCTCCGCCGTATCATACGTGACGAGCTGTCACGTCAGATACTCGTCCAAGAAGGTTTCATGGACTCCATCAAGAAGCCCTTTCAGAAGCTTGGCGAGAAGGCAAAGGCATGGGTCACACAAAAATCCACAGAGTTGGCAAAGAAAGCTACTGAGGCTGTAAAGAGCCTACAGCTACCCGATGACATGAAGTCTTTCTTGGCTTCGGTCGAAAGTCAGGAGGGTGGCACAGACATCAAGGGACTCCCAGGCCTCTCTGAGTCTATGTCTTCACTTGAAGAACTCAAGGGAATAGACTTTATGTCTTTGATCGAAGCTGCACAGACTGAGTCTTATTCGATCGATTCAGCTCGATTGGACATCATCCTCGCGGAAGAGAAGTACGAACAGAAGCTTGAATCGATGCGAACACGCCTCAGCGAGGCTGTGGTCGTGACTGCCATCTCTGTTTGGTATGGTTTCTCCAAGACGGTCGTGACCACCTTGGGTCTACTCGTATTCCTCCTCGAAGGAGGAGCCAAGCTTTGCAAGGTCTTAGGACTAAAGAAGGCCGAGCATGTCCTCGAGAAGGTAGCCCACTTCCTAGAGAAGATCGAAGACTGGTTTGTCGCCAAGGCGATTTTCCCGGCTCCTGTGCAGTACGCAGCCTATCTCGCGCTCTCAGGAGGAAAGAAACTTGCTGGAAAGAAAGAAAAGACACTCTCCTTCAAGGAGTTCCAGTCCCCCGAGAACAAGGAGACGAAGGAAAGCGTCATCAAGGGTCTCAAGATCGCGTTGCTCTGTGTCATCATAGTTGAGGCTCTTCTTCACGTCGCCCACGCTCTCCATGACTTCTTTGAGAACCTCTACAAGTCTGCTGAGAAGGTCCTTCATGCGGGAGAAGCTGCCGGCATCGAGGGACGAGGCATCGCCAAACTCGGTGCAGAGCTTGGTAAGGCGGGGTCTGAGACTGCTAAGGACGTCGAAGCCCTCGGCGGAGTCATGGGTACTACTAGAAGACCTTGAACATAGGTACGTTCAATTCGTAGTATTGAATTGAATGCTACGAATAGCTCATACGGCGGACGTCCACATCAGGGCTCTGTCTCGTCACGACGAATATCGACAAATCTTAAAGGCCTTTACAGAAGACTGTAGAGGTCAAAAAGTCGATCACATCTTCGTCGGAGGAGACATCTTCCACACCAAGACGACGGGAATCTCTCCCGAGTACATCGATCTCTTGACGTGGTGGCTCAACGACATGTCGACCGTGGCCACTGTCCATCTTGTCTTGGGAAACCACGACGGCAATCTTGTCAATCTGTCGAGGCAAGATGCGGTATCACCCATAGTGGAGGCCATGGCAAATCCCAAGGTCCATCTCTACAAGAAGAGTGGAGTGTATCCCTTCGCAAAGGGTTACAACTGGTGTGTCTTCTCCTGCTTCGACGAGGAGGGCTGGAAGGATGTCGCCCCCGTCCCAGGCGACATC